TTACGCCAGCGTCAGCGGTGCACCGGGCACCGTGAGGAGCGGCGCGGGGCTGGCGAGGGGCGGCGGAGGTCGGCGGCCAAACCAGCACTGGATCCACAGCCCGTCGCCGACGAGGCGCAACAGCAGATCGTTCATGTCGTTCTGCGCCTGCCTCGTGCACTCGTCCTCGTCGACGAGCCAGACGATGCTGCCGTCCTCCTCGACGCCGACGACGACACGGCCGGACGGCATCATGTGGCCCGGCACACGCTCCCAGCGGGATACGGCCAGCATGAGGCCCTGGGCCGGGTGTCTCCTCCTGCTGTCAGCGGTCCATATCTGCCGCCAGGAGCCGTGCACGATCTGATGCATGGACGTGCGAGTGAACCCGTCGGCGAGCCGTCGACTGCAGTGACCGGGTGCGAAGAGGACTCCAGCCTGCCCCCCTGGCTGATTCTGGATATCAACAGTTCGGCCGTCCGGTATCTCGCCGCGTGCTGCGACCCGGTACTGCACCTGTATGTGTGGCCTGTAGGACATTCGTCCCCCCTGTACACCCGCGCCACCACTGATACAGAAGTGGCAGCACGGACCTGTGTGCCTTCCGCTGCCACGCGGGGCACCCATCTTGCACAGGACAAACACTTTTGGCCACACAATCCTCACACTCTGTTAGGGGAGTGCTCTCAACTGCGGTTATGTGGCGTCGAGTTGAGGATTTCGAAAGTTTTCAGCCATCACGCCGCTGCGGCGTCTTGCGGTACAGGCGCATCAGTTCCTGCATCTTCGCGGCGTCCTCGGCGCTCGGTTCACCCTCCACCAGACCCCGGGCCTGACCGTCGTCGCTCCACGTGGTGTAGACGCCCATGAACTGGACGCCGGCCGCGTCCTGCACCTGGGCAGGATCCAGATGCAGAACGGCGACCAGCGCATCCAGCTGCGGATACTCCGGATACTCGCTCGGGTCGAGTGCCGCCCGCTCCAGGCGGTCCAGCCAGTCGGCCTCGACCAGGCGCTCCCCGCTGCCGGGGTCGACCGTGGCGGCCGCCACCGCCTCCAAGCTCATCCCCACCTCGGCGCGACGCACACGGACCAGGTCGGAGAGGTCCGTAGGTCGGGTCTCGGGGGGTGTCGTCTCCTCGAGGTCCCGACGCACGAGACGCATTACCTCATCGACGCCTTCAGGGGTCACGCCGAGCTCCTTCGCCGAAGAGCGCACGACGCGCCGCAGAGCCTCGCTGGGTGAGAGCCCTGCGGGCGCCGGCGGCTTCGAAGTCTCGTCTCGCTCTGAAACGGCCTCAAGAGGGGTGGGCTCGCCGCCGTTGAGGATGGCGTAGACACTCCCGGGCGCCCAGCGGAGCGCCTCGTCTAGCCCGCGCGCTGTGAGTTCGGCGGGCCTGTAGTCGCCGCGCCGCACGGCGCGCAGCGCCTCGTAGGAGATGCCTGCAGCTTGCGACACCTCACGCCAGTTCATGCGCAATTCGAGGCGACGCTGACTCATCGCCTCATCCAGCCGCTCATGCGGTTCCGGCATCAGCACCCCTTCTGACCAGCAAAACGCAGGGTAACGCAACTTACCGCAGCGCGACATCGCCCCTGACTTGTGTATGCCTGTGTCCTGAGCCTTGCTAACGTGTGTTGTCCTGCGTTATGTTGTGGTCCATGCCCAGCGAAACCACAAGTCGAGTGAAGCAGCAGCGGCTGCGGCGCGGCATGACTCAGCAGGATTTGGCCGAGAAGTGCGCTCAAGCGGGCGTGCCCGTGGATGAGTCGCAGATCAGCCGGATTGAGCGCGGGATCTACACGCCGCGTCCCAAGCTGCGTGCCCTCCTGGCGGAGCTCCTCGAACTCGACGTCGACGACTTCGGGAGAGCGGCGTGACGCGCGAGGAGCGGCGGGCCTACATCCGCAAGATCGTCGATGCCGCCCCGCCGCTTTCCGCAGAGGATGCCGACCTGCTGCGCGCTCTCATCCCGATGGGCGGCCGCCTCGCCGCCGAGCGCGCTTCCGGCGCACGTCCACAACCGGCCACCGCCCGTAGGGCAGCCGCCTGATCAAACAAAGCGGGGCCGTGCCCGGCTCCACCCGCGCACGACCCCTCGGCACATCCACACCCAAACCTCTCACCAGGAGTGGAGACCGTGACCGCATCATCCCAGAACCCGCCCGGGGCCCTGCCCCCGGAAAGTCCGCAGCAGCCCCCGTCGGTGCAGGCCGCGTTCGCCACGTTCGGCGTCGCGCTGCCCGTCCCGGTCGGAGACCCGGCCGCGCCGGCGCCCTCGAACCCGGGCGTGCCCGCGCACCTGGTGGTGGACCGCCCGGAGCCGCTGTTCCCGCAGTGCGCCGACTGCGGAACCCGCAAGGGTCCGCTGACGCCGTGCCCGCAGGGACGCCGCTACCTGTCCGGCGGCCAGGTCCTGCACTGCACGGACCACGCCCCCGCCATCACCCCCGTACAGGCCGCCACGGGCGTGCTCACCGCAGCGATGAAGAACGGCCACGAAGCCCCGCACGAGCTCGCACAGGCCGAGCAGGACGCCGGCATCCTCTTCGACCCGCAGCGGGCCAAGGCCATCGAGGACGCCGCCCGCGAGCAGGCCCGCGCCGAGTACGCCGCCGAGCTCGCCGAGCGCGGCGAGCAGCTGGCCATCATGACCGACTTCAAGCACCGCCTCGACCGCGTCATGCGCGCGATCGAGGGCCGCCCGGACAACGACACCATGCTGGTCCGCGAGATCCTCGCCGCCGCCCACGACACCGCCCCCTACGCCGACGTCCCCATGACGCTGGCCTGGACCCGCAGCGTCGATGTCCCCGAGCAGGGGGCGGAGGACCAGCGGGCCGTGGTGGACTGCGTGACCGCGCACGGCGGCCGCGCCCACCTCGTCCTCACCCGCGACGAGCGCCAGGCCCTCGCCTCCCTCCTCGACGCGGAGATCGTCCGGGACATCCACGCGCCCTGCCCCCACTCGCAGGCCTGCGGCACGGACCACGACCTCGACCCCGCCGACCTGTTCGGCTGGACCCGCGTCCAGATCGGCGGACTCGACGAGCCCGCCCGCTGGTACTGCACCCCGGCCTGCGTCTCCCGCGCCCTCACCCGCGCCGGCGAACAGCTCGCCGACGCCGACGACCGCGCCGACCTGGACGGTGGACTGTGACTACCGTTCAGGCCACCTATCTCGGCTGGGAGCAGCCGGAGCACCTCGCGGCCTGCAAGCGGCCGCAGTGGCTGGTCGACTTCCGCACCGACGAGGGCGAGTTCCGCGAGCGGTACAGCGGCGACGCCCACAAGTGCCCCAATGACCAGTGCGGACACGCCGACCGATACTCGCGCACCACGGTGCGGATCGTGTGCCCGTCCTGCCAGGCCGCGTTCGTCTTCCGCGGCGAGGGCGACTTCAGCAGCGGAATGACCGCGAACACCACGCACGGCTACGGCCTGCCGCCCCGCAAGGTGGCCGGGCTGCTGCTGTGGCCGGGCGAGCCGTTCCTCAACTTCGGCCGCCTGTCCAGTGACGAGCCGTACGACTTCCTCGTCACCCGTCCCGGCGTCACGCGGGTCACCCGCGCCGACGTCGTCGGCGCGATCATGCAGTCCCGCGGCAAGCTCGGCGGCGTCACCTGGACGGCGGCCACCGACCCGCGTGACTCCAAGTACCTGCGTGGCCGGATCGACTGGGCCCGCAACAGCGGTGGCGACAAGCCGCTGCGGTCGGTGACGGCGGCCGCGAAGTGGATCGCCGCCCAGCTCCCCCCGTCGGGTGGTGAGGGCCGGTGAGCACCCGCGAGTCGAACCTGCGCGAGTCCTGCGGGCTCGGCGTGGGCGTTGGGAAGTGCACCCGCGACGGCAGCCAGCCGTCTGCGGGCGGAGCCACCCAGCCCACCGCAGTCCTCACCGACAGGGCGATCGCGCAGATGCGCCGGGCGGGCCTGGTCCGGCCGCGGCCGCCCTACCCCGGGCAGGAGTGGCGGCCGCGCACGGAGGCCGAGCAGCACCTGCTCCGCGAGGGCTACCGCCTGGACCGCCTGCGGCTAGTGCTGCTGGAGGAGGTCGGACGGCTGCGCCAGGCGGCCGCCCTGGCCCCGCGCGCGGAGGTCCTCGCGGCCGCGGCCCGCACTGCGGATCGGCTGCGGGACTGCCCGCTGTCCTCGGCGGAGCTCGGTGCGATCGCCGCGGCCGCCGCCGGTGAGTCACCGGAGGAGACCGCGAGCCGCTTGTGCCTGTCGTACGACGCGGTCCGCTCGCAGCGCAAGCGCGCGGTCTCGCGCCTGCAGGCGCGCAGCGTCGCCCAGGCGGTGGCCTTGTGCATGGCCGCCGGATGGATCACCCCACAGCAGATCACCGGGGGTGTCGCCCCGTGATCTGGTTACTGGCCTTCGCCGTCGCCATGGGCGTCTTACTGGCCGTGGCGGTGATCGCCGACCACTGGCCCGTGTGGTCCGTACGCCGCCAGCTGCCGCCGATCGGCCAGCCCGTCCGGGCCGTCCCGCCGCCGCTCCCGCCGTCCCGGTGGGGGCACGCCGACCACCCGCACACCCGCCTCCCCGGCCCCGGCCGCCATCGCGCACCTGGAGGTACCCCGTGACCACCCGCGCCGACACCATCGCCACCGTCCTGCGCCGCCCCGTCCTGCACCGCCGCCTCCTCGCGCACGAGCTGCGTGAGCGCCTGGTGCAGGGGCTCGGCCCCGGCTCCACGGACGCGGAGTGGACGGCGACCGTGCCGCAGCTCGCCGAGGCCCTCGACACCGCCCTCACCAAATGGGACGCGGCCACCGCCGGCGCCCTGGCCGGAAGCGAGGCAGCGGGTCACGCCCTGGTCGTCTCGTACGAGGGCAGCGACCTGGTCGGCCGCTGCCAGTGCGGCCCCGTCCTGGGCCGCGTCCGCCCTGGCACCGCGCTCGACTCGCTCGCGGTGCCGTGGGTGCGGCACACCAGCCTCGACCTCGCCGCCGCCGCCATCCGCGCCAGCGCCTGACCGTGCCCTCCCCGATCCCCCGGGCGGCCGGGACGTGCCCTGACAACCGTCCCGTTCGTCCGGCCACAACTGAAGGAGCATCACATGCGCCGTACCGAGGCGCTGAAGGCCATCACCCGTGTTCTCAAGCAGCCCGTCGAGAACGTGCCTGCCGCTGACTTGATCTACGGGCGTGCGCTGGCTCATATCGAGGACCCCAACCACCCAGAGGCCCCCAAGCCGTGGGCCATGCAGGTCGACGTCCTCGCGCTGAAGATCGCTGCCCAGCTGCACCTGACCGACGCCAGCCGGGAGGCGAGCCCGGTCGAGCAGGCCGAGGACGCCAAGCGCCGCCGCGACATCGTCGGCGAGGTGGGCGCGCTGATGGACGGGCACGCCCAGCTCACCTCGGCGCCCTGGTACCCGGGGCGCCCCGGTGACCTGGTCCACGTCCACTACGAGGCGGTCGGCGACATGGCCGCGTTCGGCGAGACGTACGTCATCGCCGCGGGCGACGGCGGCTTCCTGTCCATGCAGCTGCTCGCCCACACGCTGCCCGAGGCCACCGACCAGAGCATGGTGGGCTGCTTCGCCGTCGAGGACGACCCGGACCCGCTTTCGGAGTTGTGGATGGAAGCGGGCCCGCACCGGCTCACCATCGTCCGCGACGGCCGCCCCGTCCACATCGGGGGTGAGCGGTGAACACGCGCACCCTCCCGCACGATCCGTACATCACCGCCGTCTGCGACGCACTCACCGCCGCCGGACTGGAACTCACCGACCGGTGCTGGACCGACGACGGCGAAACCCGCGGCACGTACTGCTACCTCGACGCCGTCATCACCCTCGACCCGAGCAACACCCACGACCTCGACCACGACGACATCCCGACCGACGCCGCATGGCCGCACGGACTGCTGCTGATCTGGGAGTGGCACACCGGCATCGAGGAGGAGCACGGCGAGCCGGAACGTGGCCCGCTCTGGCAGTTCGCCGAGCTGAAGGACGACGGATCCAACGAGTACCCCACGGTGCTCCCCGTCTACGGCTACGCCAGCCCGGCCGCCGTGGTGGAGGCCGCCCGCAAGGTCATCTCCCGCGAGATCGGAGCCGGGCACTTCCACAACGGGGGCCTGGCGAAGTGGGACGGCGGCATCATCGGCGACTCGTGGGAGCGGCACGCCGAGCTGGACGCCGCGTGCGAGGCGTGGGCCGCCGACGAGGTCGTCGAGTGAGCGCCGTCGACCCGCACGCCGAGGCGCACCGGCTGAAGAACGAACGCAGGTGGGGCGCCCGCCGGATCGCCCGGGAGCTCGGTATCAGCCGGTACGAGGCCGAGAAGCTGCTGAAGCGGCCGCTGCCTCAGCCGGTGGCCGAGGTCACTCGTGCGGTGGCTGAGCCGGTGGCCGAAGTGGCCGACGAGGAACGGCCGGTGGCTGACAAGGTGGCTGGCCACCTCGACACCCTGGTCGGCCACACCCCCACCGGCGGCCGCCGTCTGGTGATCGACCTGGACCAGTTCCCGGGCCTGGCCGAGGACCTGGCGCTGCTGCAGCGCACCGGAGCCAAGTCCCCGGCCCACGTCGTGGACTTCGCGGTCGACCGCCTCGCCACGGCCTATCGCACGGCGAGGGCTCGCGGACTGCTGCGCGACGGCCAGGCCTTCGAGGTCGTGTCCATGTGGCTGCGGCCGACGGCCCGGGTACGGCGGGCCGCCTGATGACCGGGCCGTCCGCCCCGTCCCTCCCCCCGCTGCGGGGCGGCCGGCCCACCCCACGCACGACCGATCTCTCTTGGAGGTGGCTGGTGTTGATCCGTGCCTACGCGGTGCTGGCCGGGGCCGCGGCCGCCGTGCTGCTGATCGTGGCCGGCCTCGACGGGGCGCCGTCGGCCGCCGTCCCGCAGCCCAGCCCGAACCCGCCCCCGTACCCGCCTGTTTCGGCTGTCGGGGACGGCAGGTAAGCGCCGTGGCTGGCTGGTGGGCGCCCGCCGAGCTGTACGGCCTGTGGGTCGACTGCGGCGACTGGCACCACCGCCGCGGTAAGTGGCTGAGCCTGCCCTGGGCCCGGTTCACCTGCCGCCACGGCTGCAGCAGCGAGGCCTTCGGGGCCGCCGACGTCGCCTACTTCACCGAGCACATCGATGACGACCACGCCCGGACCTGCCCGGGCACGGCCAAAAGGAGTTCCTGATGCCCGAGTTGTTCGGCAGAGCCATACCGACACCCCGTGACATCGCCACCGGCGTACGAGGCCAGGCCGCCCCGATGCCCACCGCGCCGCGCTACGACCGGCGTGTGTGGGAGCAGGCCGTGATGGCCGGCGACCTGCACGCGAACGCGCGTCTGGTCGCGCTGATCCTGGCGCACCACGCCGGGGACAGCGGCTACCTGGCCGCCGGGAACGTCCAGGACGCCCGGAACCTGACCGTCGAGGCGGGGCTGCGCGGCCGATACGTCCGCCTGTCCCTGACCCAGCTGGAACACGACGGCTACATCTCCCGCCCGTCCATCCACGGCTGGGACGAGCCGCGGCCGCGGCCGGTCACCCTCACCCTCCCGGCGGCGGCCACGCGCAAGGAGCCCCCGAGTACCGCACGTGCCGGGGGCCCTGCGTGACCGACATCCACGTGCCCGGCCAGTTACCACTGCTGCCCGCCGACCCGGCCCGCTGGGGCGGCCCCTCCGCCGTCCCAGCGGGCCCGATCAAGACCAGAAACCGCATCGAGTACGCCGTGCCCTGCGACGGCGACGGCGGCTGCGGCATGGTCCACCGCCACATCAGCCCCGGCATCCGCACGGGCCCGTGCGGCGCCACCTACACCGTCCCCGGCGGCGAGGAACTCGCCGACGACACCAGTTAGGACCTCGTGAACCGTCTGCCCGCCAGCGCTGCTGAGCCCCGCCACGTCCGTGGTGGGGCCGGTGGTGCTGGCCGGGCAGAAACGGTCCTGCCGCCCTGGCACGGGCAGAAGGTCAAGCTCGCGAAGCGGGTGTGGGGCAGCGGGCACTACTCGCACGGCGCGGTCCGCTACGCCGCCCAGGTCGCCGCTCTGGCGCAGCGCGGCCGCCGCTGCCGCGCCACGGTCGCCACCCTCGCCGCGTACATGGGTGACGGCAAGCGCACCGCCGAGCGGCGCCTGGCCGAGCTCGCCGCCCAGGGCCCGGACGGTGTGCCGGAGATGGAGGTCACCCGGCACACCGCCGCCGGCGGGAAGGGCGAGAGCGCCGAGCGCCGCATGCGGCCCGTCGCACCGGGCGAGCACTTCGCGTACGTGCCCGTGGCCGCGGCCAAGACGCTGCGTCCGGCCCTGTTCGCCGCGTACTGCGCCCTCACCTACGCCGACGCCACGAACACGCCTGCGACGGCCGCCGAGCTCGCCTCACTCCTGGGCGTCACGGAGCGGTCGGCGCGGCGCCTGGTCGACGAGCTGGAGGCGCTGGGCTGGATCACTGTCCACCGCCGTGAGGGCCGTCAGGGACGCCACCAGATCACCGTCCACGACCACCCCCTCCACCCGGTCCCCGACCCTGCGGGACCGGACACAGATGGCGGATCGGGTCCGGACCCGGATGGCGGATCCCTCGCGATCAAGGAAGACACTGGACTGACTGACGGGAGCACCACGCAGGTGGGTGGGGCTTTCCGCCGTAGGCGAGGTACCGGTAGTAAGCCCGCCACTCCTGTGGATACCGCCGGTAACGGTTCTGGGTGTAACTATCCGGTAGCCGCTCACGCCCCGGTGACGTTCCGCCCGGCCGTGCCCCGGCCACGCCGCCCGTACGACGGCCCCCAGCTGACCCTCAGCCCGCGTGTGTGGACGGTCCTGGAGCCCGTACGCGACCTGCTGCCCGGCATCAGCCCGTACCTGGTCCGGCGGATCGCCCGCGAGATCGGCCGCCAGCTCGATGACGGCATCTGGGCCGAGGACATCCGCGACCAGCTCGCCAGGATGCGCCGCTGGACACCCACCGAGGAGATCCGCGACCCGGGCCGGTGGCTCCTCGGCGCTGCCCTCCCCCCACGTCCCGGCAAGTGCGGCACCACCGACTGCCACTACGGCTTCCAGCGCTACACCGGCCTCCCCTGCAAGGCCTGCGCCGAACTCGAAGCCGACCGCGCCCGCGGCGCCCACCCCCCGCATACCGCCCCCTGGCACGAGTGCACCGAATGCCAAGCGCCCTCCCGCCAGCCCCTCCCCGGCGGCCTGTGCCACACCTGCACAGCCGCATGACCCCGCCGAAAGGACCCGATGCGATGCCCTACCCGACCACGCGCCCGCCCGCCCCCAACGGGCCTGCCACCTGTCCCAGATGCCTCGCCCTGGTCATCTGGTGCGTGACCGTGAACCAGAAGGCCCAGATGGTCGACCGCGACCGCAACCCCGACGGCAACCAGGCCGTACGCGTCGACCACACCGGCCGCTGGCTCGTGCGGCAGCTCACCCGCGAGCGGCCCACCCCCGAGGCCGGCGAGAACCTCCACATGCCCCACGTCGTGACCTGCCCCGTCCCCGCACCCCGCCGCACCCCCACACCCGGCATCCCACGCGGCCGCCGCGGCGTACGACCCGTGCGCAGGTGGGGCCGGTGAACATCCGCCAGGACCTCGCCGACCTCCTCCGTGCCGGAGCCACCTACGCCGAGATCAAGCAGCAGCTGCACGTCAGCGACGGCGCGATCAGCCACGCCCGGCACGCCCTGGGTATCCCCGTGCCGCCCGGCCGGGCCAAGCGCACCCGCGCCGAACTCGCCGCCCTCGAGGACCAGGCCGTCACCATGCTCCGCAACGGCGCCACCCACGCCGAGATCTACGCCGCCACCCGACTCAGCCCCAACCGCATCTGCGACCTGCGCAAGGCACACGGCATCCCCGTGCCCGGCCTCCACAACGTCTGGGGCGCCCGACGACTCACCGTCGACCAGGCCTTCACCCGGCACGCCAAACCCGACGCGACCGGCGAGCACCTGCTGTGGACCGGGCCCCGCGCCGGCCGCGGCTTCACCCTGACCGCCTCCGGCCGCACCTACAACGCCCGCGCCGTCGCGTTCGAGAAACACCACGGCCGCGAACCCGAAGGGCACCTGCGCCGCACCTGCGAGGAACCCGACTGCATCGCCGGCGCCCACCACACCGACCACCGCATCCGCCAAGCCCACGCCCGCGCCGACCACGCCTACACCGCGATCTTCGGACCAGACGCATGACCACCGACTACACCCTCACCAGCCTCGCCATCGCGGCATTCCTCGGCATCGCCGCCGCGCTCACGATCCTCCTCGCCGGCGCCTATGTCGCCGTCTGCCGCGCCCTCGACACCCGCACCGTGCGCGCGTGGGCCGACGCGAACGGGATCGACTGCCCGCGCGTCGGCCAGATCCCCAAGCGCGTCCTCGAGGCCTGGCGTACCGCCAACAAGCCCGAGTGAGCACGCGTACGGCCGCCCCTGCGGACATCAGGGGCGGCCGCCCGCCCATCCCACCACACCCACCAGGAGCCACACCATGACCGACCCGACCGCCGCCGACCAGAACCGCAAGTTCCTCACCACGCTGGCCAATCTCGGCATCGCCACCCACCGACTCGACCAGATCCGCGACGCTGCCCGTCTCCACCGGAAGCAACTGATCGGCCTCAGCGAGCTGTACGCGGTGATCGACGCGGACGCGGCCGCCGAGCAGACGCCCGCCACCAACCGGGCCGCGCTCCGCGACCGCATCGCGGAGGCCCTGTACGAGCGCGAGCGCCCGCCCCGTGACCCGCACTGGGCTGACGCCTACGCAGCCGACCGCGAGGTGTTCGAGGCGATGGCTGACGCGGTGCTGGCCGTGCTGCCCGAGCCCGCCGACGTGCTGCCCGAGGCCGCCGACCGGGGCGCCGTCCTCCGCGAAGGCGCCGACCGGCTGGACGCGGGCATGGAGCGGTTCTTCGCCAAGTGGCCCGACGAGCCCCGGAACTCGCCATATGCGCTGGGTCAGAAGGACGCCGCCGCCGAGCTGCGCCGCATGGCCGACGAGACACCGGCTGCCGCAGACGACGGCGAGGGAGACGAACTCGTCTGCGTCGACATGTGCGGCAACTGCGACGCCTGCGGGATGGAGCCCTTCGGCACGCCCGCCGAGGGATGGCGTGAGGCCGCCCGGTACTTGCGCCGCACGGCCCGCGAGTCCGGCAACCGGGCGGCCTCGCTGTACGGGGCCCAGGTGATCGAGGCCGAGCTGCGCCGCATGGCCGACGAGGCGCAGCAGCAGGAGACCGACGCGGACGTGGTCGAGGCGCACCGTCTCGCCCTGTCCTTCGCGCTCGGCCTCGGCACCAGCGCCCCGTGGGACGCCATCCGGGAACGGGCTGCCGAACTCCACGGAGCCGAGGCGCAGCCCACCGAGACCGACGACACCGTCCACGCGTGCCCCGGCCGGTGGGGTGGCCCGGACTGCCGCTGCTTCGACACCGAGCTCGCCGACGAGGCGCAGCAGCAGCCCGACACCGAGACGCCTGCGGACCCCAAGTGCGTGTGCGGCCACCCGACCCGACTCCACCACGAAGACGCCTGCCTCCTCAGCGGATGCGGCTGCGGCGACTGCCTGGAGACCAGCGCGCTCCCAGAGGCCCTCGAAGCCGTCCTCACGAAGCGGTTCACCGAACTCGGCAACCAGTTCGCCGAGATGCGCGTGCACGAGCAGGGCCCCGACGGATGGCCCGCCAGCCGCCTCGTCAGCCCGCGCATGGTCGCCGAGGTGCTGCGGGAACTCCTCGCCGCTGGCCGGGGCGCCGACGGCAGGCCGGAACTCCGCCTCCCCGACCACACCGTCAACGAGGAAGAAGCCCCAGACGCCGAGCGCCCCGACGAGGCCGCCGAGGCATGGACCTGCAAGTGCCCTGCCGAGATCTGCGGCTGCGCCCACCACTCGCCCGCCGCCGGGGCGCGGCAGGACGGGGCGCAGACGTGATCGGGGAGGCCGTCGACACGCTCCTCACCCTCGGCTGGGGCCTCCTCGCCTGGATCGTCCTCACCTCGCTCGCCGCAGCCCTCGCCCTGCACGCCGTGATCGCGGTCGCCTGGTGGACCGTACGGGCCACGTGGCGCGCACTCCGGCGGCCCCTCAGCGGCCCGTCGTGGGCACGCGGACGCCTCCAGGCCCGACGCATCGCCCGCGCCCGCGTCAAGCCGCCACACGACTACCAGGAGGCCGCGTGATCGCCCGAGCCATCGGCATCGGCATCGCCGCCGCCCCATTCATCAGCGCCGCCCTCCTCGGCCTCCACCGAGCCGCACACGCCATCACCACCCGCACCAGGAAGGACCAGACCACGTGACCGACCCGACCATCACCGACCTCCGCCGCGAACTGGCGAAGGCCGAAGACGCCCTCAGCAACTGCCTCCTGCACCTCTCCCGGCACGCGCAGGCCAACGCCGCACTGCACTGCTCCGAGCGCGTCATGTACTCGCCGCTGCACGCCAAGGTCGAAGCCGTCATCGCGGGCATCGTGCACGCCCTCAAGCGCACCGAACCGCAGCAGCTGCCCACGCTCGACCACCGCAGCAGCGACGGCGTATGGGCCGCCCTCGTCGCCGACCTAGACCGCTGCAAGCACGGCCGCCACCAAGGCGACGCATGCGGCCCCGCCGACGCCTGCACGGGCACGTCTGCCGGGAACCCCCACCTCCGCCCCGGCCAGGTCATCGGCTACGGCCTGCGCGGCGACCACATCGTCATGCCGGACCGGGAGCACAAGCACGACCCGACCGCGTGGCGAGTGCAGCCGGACGGCGGTGAGCAGCGATGACCGACCGCCACACCGTCGACACGATCACCAGCGACCAACTCGACGCCCTCCAGCTCCGCGCCGCCCGCATGGAACACGCCACCAAGCAGGCCGCCGAACTGGCCGTGCGCCTGGAGGACGCTGAGGCCACCGCCGAGCAGCACGCCCGCAACACGGAGACCGTGGCCCGCGAGCGCGAGACCTACCGGCAGGCGTGGAAGGAAGCGCAGCGCATGCGCGCCAAGGCCGAGCAGCGCACCAAGCAGGCCGAGGCCGCCATCGCCCGCGTGCGCAAGCTGGCCTCCCGATGGGCTGTCCTCCGCGCCTATGGCGGCGCCGCGACCGAGCTGCGCGCCGCACTGGACGAGCCCAAGGTGGACGACTCCAGCCCGGCCGCGCCCATCGTCGACCGGCCGTTCCGCTCCCACCGGAAGCCCGCCAACCCGACCGCCGCCGAGCCCGTCTGCGGCTGCACGTACGGCGACCGCTGCCCCAACTGCCGCGACTGAGGAGCTGACCATGACTGCCACACTCGCCATCGACTTCGACGGCGTCATCCACACCTACGAGCGCGGCTGGGCCGACGGCACCATCTACGGCGACTACAAGCCCGGCGCCCTCACCGCACTTCACCACCTGATCGACCACTACGCGGTGTTCGTCCACACCACCCGCAACCCGCGGCAGGTCGCCCGCTGGATCGAGCGCACTTCCGGCTACAGCATCGACTGCACGACCCGTCTGCCGCGCACCTGGTACGGCCGCCGCAAGCCGTTCTGGAACGTTCGCGGCCTACTGCTGGTCACCGACCGGAAGTTCCCTGCCGTCGCTTACCTCGACGACCGCGCCGTCCACTTCACCGACTGGAGCCAGGCGCTGACCGACCTTGCTGTCGAGTCCTCGCTCATCGAGGGCCTCGCGCGGCAGCAGATCGACGAGCACCTCGGCAACGCCTGAGCACGAGGAAGGGGCGCGCGCCACGGCGCCCACACCCAGCACACCCAGACCACCGAAGCGATCAACGACACCGTCATCGACGTCCTCCACGCCGCCTGCTGTGAGACCTGGTGGACCAGCTGCGGCTTCCACCACGACCCCACCTGCCCCAACCACACCCGCAAGGAACCGAGATGAGCAGCCCCGACAAGCGCCTGCGCGCCGCCGACTTCACCGCCGCCCACTGGCACCAGCACGCCATCAACAGCAGCAACATCCCCGCCGCCCACGCCATCGCCTGCATCCGCGCAGCACTGCAAGGCGAGACCGACCCCAACCAACTTGGCCTCGACGACGAAGCCCACGACGCGTTCAGCGCCGCCCTGGACGAGCCCAAGGTGGACGACTCCGGCCCGGCCGCGCCCAACCTCGTCCACCCCGAGCCGAAGCCCCAGGCCAGCGAGCCGCGCACGGTGGACGAAGAACCCGCCCTCGACGAGCCGTCCAGTCCGGCAGCGACCGAAGCGACCCAGGCCGAGAAGACCACACGCGTCCTCGCCGCGCTCCATCGATCCGCCGAACAGGACGTGAGCCGCGTCATCACCCTCTACGAACGCTGGGTGAAGGCCGGACCGCCGCTCGGCACGTCCATGACCGGCTACTTCCAGTGGTGGCGCGAGCACCTGGCCGAGCTGCACGACGCGATCCGCCCGCCCGCCGAGCCGTCCGGCACGGGGGACGACACCAGCCGGATCATCGTCGACCGGCCGTTCCGCTCCTACCGGAAGGCCGCCAGCACGGCAACGCCCCGAGTCCTCGCCGAGATCGGCTACGAACGCACCCGCCAAGACGCCAAGTTCGGCGAGCAGAACCACCCCGACGGCACCGGCAACAGGGACCAGCAGGACGCCGCCGAGAGCGCGCGCCGCTGGTGCCAGGACTCATTCGGCGCGGGCTACGGCACCTGGTCCGCCGTGCTCGCCGAAGAGGTCGCCGAGGCCAACGCCGAACGCGACCCGGCTCGACTGCGCGCCGAGCTCGTCCAGGTCGCCGCCGTCGCCGTCGCCTGGATCGAAGCCATCGACCGACGCACGACCGCCGGCGCCCTCGACGAGCCGAAAGACCAGACGAGATGACCGACTGCCCGCCCAACGCGTTCTGCCCCGACCACACCGAGGCCGTCGCCGCCGCGGGCCTCGCCGCCGGCATCTTCGCCGCCGTCGCCCTGGCCCTCGCCGCCACCCTGGCCATCCGCGGCACCCTCGGCGCCCTCACGCGCGCACGCGCGCACCTGCGAACACGCGCGCGAAACGCAGACGCGCGTACGCGCGCGAACCCCACCCCTACCCGCCAGTACGAATGACCGCGCCCCACCGCCCCGAAAGAACGATCATGATCAAGGCCGTCATCCGAGACCACACCGGCCCCGTCGTCCTCCTGGGCTTGTCCGGCGAGAACGTCACCCGCCTCATGGCCAACGAACCGATCCTCGTCAACCTCGCCGAGCTCGGCCTGCCGCCCCTGCGCATCGCCATCGTCGGCGGCCGTACCGAGGCGCACATCGTCGCTCAACTCGACCAGCAGTACGGCCCGCTGCCGTTCAGCTGCCCCCGCTGCCGCCGCACCTCCCACCACCCCGACGACAAGCGCTACGGCTACTGCGCCCACTGCCACACCTACACCGGAGCACCCACCCCATGAAGCAGCCCGCCACCGACGACCTGGCGCAGATCCGCGACCAGCTGCGCGAGGAGATCCGCGAAGCCCGCGGCACCCTCAAGGACCTCCGCTACGAGATCAAGACCGCCCGCGAGCTCATCGAGTCCACCCACGACCTCGCCACCCAGCTCTGCCGGGAGAAGGTCGAGGCCGCCATGAAAGCCGAAGTCACCGCCGCGATCGACGCCGTGAGGAAGGCGACCAGCGAGCAGATGCGCACGTCCACCGCGAAGGTCATCGCCGAGTTCGACAAGCTCCGCGACCTCCTCCTCGGCCACGACCGCGTCGCCGACGGCCGCGAGGAACGCTCCATCCCCGAACTCCTGCAGGACCCCGCCATCCTCACCCACGCCCGCCGAGCAGCCAGCCGCAACCACGCCGAGGCCAACCGTGACTAGGCCGACCCGCGGCGAACTCGTCATCTACCGATGGCGCTGCCCCTACTGCACGAACGGCGACATGGGGCCCGCCACCGGCCGCTGCCTGCACTGCCACGGCACCGGCCTCACCAACGACGTCGGCGGCTGGGCCGAAAACGAGCTCACCCCAGCCCCACGGCCACCCGGCGTCATGCGGAAGGCCTGCATCGACTGCGCGTTCCGCCGCGGCTCACCCGAACTCGAAAACGCCGGCATGCAGCTCCCCGAAACCGAGGACGGCCCGTTCTGGTGCCACCACGGCATGACCACCGGCCACGGCGGCACCTACCAGCCCCTCGCCACCTACCGACCCGCCGGCGCCACCAAGGAACTCCCACTCGGCGAACTCATCTGCGCCGGATGGTGGGCCCTCCACACCGGCCAGCAACTCCCCACCGAGCCCTACCGCGAACCCGCCACACCCCGCACCACCCCCGAGGCCCACCGTGAGTAACTGCATCATCTGCACCCGCACCGCGCCCGACGGCTCCCGCGCCTGCCAGCTCCACGCCGACGAACTACGCGCGTGGCTCACCGAACTCCCACGCCAAGCCGCCCTGCTGGAGGCCTTCGTCGCACCCTCCGCACGCCCCACAGCCGGCCGTATCGGGGGCACCGGCCGCGCCCACGCCCCCATCCCCGCCGACCTCCGCGTCCTGACCCTCCTCGGCCCCGGCCGCTACGACCCCACCGGCCCCGACGACGACGGCACCGCGCCCATCACCGCCACCCTCGGCGCCTGGGCCGGCCACATCGCCTACCACTACCCCGCCGCCACCCGCGACCCCCACGGCACCGCCCACACCACACCCTGCGAACAGGCATGGCCCACCCGAGGCGAAACCATCACCGGCTGGTGCAACTGGCTCCTCGCCTACCTCCCCTTCACCCTCACCCTCCCGCTCGTCGACGACTTCCACGAGCAGCTCGGCAACCTCATCCGCCGCATACGCGACCTCACCCACGCCACACCCCACCGCCACGCCATGGCCGCGCCCTGCCCCCAGTGCGAGGCCCTCGCCCTGGTCACCGTCGACGGGCAGTGGGACATCCGCTGCGAGGCCTGCGGCCACCACCTCGAACGCGAGGCGTACGACGAGCACGCGAACGCCGTCCTCGCCAGGCTGGCAGAACGTCAGCAGGCCCCGTAGACAGGGGCATTGTCAGACCCCCACGGAATCATGGAAATCGAACGCCCTGGCGACGGCTGTCCTCCGTCCCAGGGCACGGCCGATCCGTGAAGGGAAGACCGGCATGCCGGAACCTACCGTGCGCTGCGCCTGCGGCAGAACCATGTCCCCCGACGCACCCCGCGGCCGCGGCCACTACCGCTGCGGCTGCGGCAACCGCATCCACCTCACCATCCCCGCCCAACGCAGCACCCAATGCGTCGGCGCCCACCGCGGCGAACCCTGCCGGCTGCCGCCCGCCATCACCGAACCCCTGCCGCTGTGCGACGACCACTTCACCTCCACCGGCCTACGCCGCTACGCCAGCTGGTGGACACGCCCAGACGATGAACTCGCCACCCTCATCGCCATCGAACGCACCCGCATGCAGCTGGAAGCGATGGAATACGAGCAGCCCTTCATCGATCACTGGATGCGCGAGGTTGCAGAGCGGGACAGGCAGCTGCAGCAACGCCGCACCCCCGAAGGACGACAGCGAGACCGCGAGCAAGCCGACCAGGAGGCGCACGGCCTCGTTTACTTCGTCCGCTCCGGCACAGCCGTCAAGATCGGCAAGACACTCAACCTCGCCCAGCGCATGCGCGACATCAACGCCCCCGAAACCGAACTCCTCGCCACCGAACCCGGCTACACGCGCCGCGAACGCGAGCTCCACCAGGCCTTCGCCCGCTACCGCCTCAACGGCGAATGGTTCCGCCTCACCCCGCCGCTCATCGCCTACATCAGCGACCTGCGAGGCGCCGAACGCCTCCGGCCCGTCTCACCTGCACCAACCAACATCGACAACCCCGCACCCACGCTGTAACGTCGAAACAGCAGCCACCCCCTGCCCAAAAACCACCCCAGGCCCCGCGAGCACCGCTCCGGGGCCTGCGCCACACCCGGGGGAGGTGAGACTGTGCCTCCCGCCGAGCCGAAGTTCCCCAACCCGCCCCTCGACGAGATCCAGCCCGGCACCCTCTTCACCGTCGCCCAGGCCGCGGCCCACTTCGGCGTCAAACCCGTCACCATCCGCCAATGGGCCCACCGAGGCAAGATCACCCACGTCCCGCTGTCCGGCAATGGCCCCCGCCTCTACCACCTCGGCCCCCTCGCCCAAGCCGAACGTGACGCCTGGGAGAACGGCGCCGACCGCGCCAAACGCGGCGGCCGCCACCCCGACTGGAAACCCTGCACCGACACACCGCTCAGCGGCGTCGCAGGATACGCCTCCGCGCTGGCCAGTCACTTTCAGCGGGACGGAGCACCTTGCGACACCCAGCGGTGAAGCCGTCGAGCATCTGCTCTGCATCGCTTTGGTCCCGGAGAGCGAACTGCAGCTGGCTCTGAAGCAGTTCGTTGCGGTCGCGGCCGCCGGCGACTATGACGACCCAGTCGCGAAGTCGTCCGGACAGCAGCTCGATGGCCTGGGAGGCGATCTGAGCACGGTGGGCGACATTGTGTGGGCCCTCGATGGCCACTGCGCCGACAGCCCGCGCGACGATGGCACGCTGCTCGTCAACGTCCTGGAGCCGTGCCTGCACGGCGCCCTGGTCGAAGTCCTCGTCCCTGAACACCTCCAGGAGTGCGGTCGCAGCGTCCTGCCGGGCGAGGAGAGCAGTCGCGCACGCGCTGTACGCCTGTCGACGGGCCTTCTGTTCTTCCGTCTCGGCCTGCGCCCGACTGGTGATCCTGGCCGCGCCCAGCACGCCAAGCGCTCCGACTACCGTCCCAAGGAGCGTTCCGCTGATGCCTGCCACGCCGAGCAACATCGTTGAGTCCACCGCGCTATTCTCCGCCCTACGCCTCGTCGGCATCAGCACCCACTGACACGGACTCTCGAACGAACCGTCACAGCCCCGTCACAGGACCCACACACCCGGGCCCGCGCCGCGCATCATGGCCCCTCAGCCACACCACTCCCAGGGGGGACCATGCGCATCCGCACCATCGCCGCCGCACTCGCCGCCGTCGCAGCACTCACGCTCACCGCCTGCGAAAGCACCAGCGACAGCAGCTCCAGCAAGCCGGACACCGCTACCGAGGACACCAGCGGCCAGACGAAACCGGACACCAACACCACCGAGACCGACACGCCCGCCACCGAGACCGACACGGCCGCGCCCGCCACCGACGCCAGCGCCGACGAGACCGAGCCGGAGACCAGCGAGGTGCCCGACGTCGTCGGCATGAACCACGGCGAGGCCCAAAGCCTGCTACGCAGCAAAGGCTTCATGGTCAACGAGGAGGACGCGTCGCCCGAGGGCCGCTGGATCCTCGACAACAGCAACTGGAAGGTCTGCCGCCAGGACCCGGCGCCCGGCGCCACAGACGCCCTCCGCGTCGCCATCTACTCCGTCAAGCTCGACGAGACCTGCTGACCACCCAACAGCCGCCGCCTGCCACGTACCAACGAGGCAGTGACGCGCCTAGGTGACGCAGGCGGCTCCCCACGACACACGGGGGCGCCTCCGGTGACCTGAACCCGGAGGCGCCCCCGTGCAACGAGAGGAGCAGCCGTGGCCGACCACGACGACGAGGACCAGGAGCACGACAAGGTGGCGGCCGAAGTCCACGACGCCATCGCCACCGTCCTGCACCGCACCAAACACGAAATGCTCCTCAACACGGTCGTCATCACCGTCACCGCCGACCAACAAGGCGAGAAGACCCTCAGCTGCTTCACCAGCCCCGACCAACGCACCTGGGAAACCCTCGGCCTCCTCGAATTCGTTCAGCTCGACCACGGCGCCTTCCTCACCGAACGCCGCATCGTCGACGACGACTAACCACACCGTCAGCCAGAATGGCGGCATGACAGAGGACCTGGCACGGTGGCTCGGCGAGCAGCTCGACACCGACGAGCGCACCGCGCGGGCAGCGGAGGGCCACATCAGCGAGCTGCTCTCCTGGCTAGAGATCAGCCTTCCCGCAGTCGAACGGCACATCGAAACCCACGAGCCAGCTCGGGTACTGCGCGAGATCGAAGCCAAACGGCAGATCCTCCGAGGGCTGGAAAGCGCAGAGGTCGCGCTACGCAACACGGAACCCGGCAGGGAGCCGCACGAGCTAATGACGGGCGCCACCAACTCCCAGCGCGCGATTGTGCGAACGCTCGCCGCCGTGTACGCCGACCGGCCCGGCTACCGCGAGGAGTGGCGGCCGTGATCCGACCCATGCAGAAGGTAGTGACCATGAGCGACGAGCGCAGCCTCACTCTTGCCCGTGTCGTCCAGACATGCCACGCCTGCCCATCCCAATGGGACGCCTGGACGACCGAAGGCCAGTACCTCTACCTCCGCTACCGGCACGGCATAGGCAGCGTCGACGCGCAGCCCAGCGAAGACCCCGACACCTGGGACCTGAACAAGCTGCCCATCATCGAATGGCACGACGACAACGGCAACAGCGACATCGACCTGGACGAGTTCCTCCAGAAGGCCGGGCTCCAACTCGCCCAAAACGCGCACGTCAACTGACCCACGCAGGAGGCGACGCGCAATGCCCCCCACCCCTGCAGACGGGCACTGGAAAGAAGAACCCTCACAATGGCGCACCACCCCCAGACCCCGGGGATGGAAAGCCCTCAGGGCCGAAGCCCTGGAACGCGACGGCAACCAGTGCACGTGGATCGACGACGGCCAGCGCTGCACCAACCAGGGCACAGACGCCGACCACATCGGCGACCCAGACGATCACCGCCTCGACAACCTACGCACGCTCTGCGGCTACCACCACCGCAAGCGCACCGCACTACAGGCCCGCGCCGCACGCGGCGAACTCCCCAGCCGACAACGGCCACGCCCCGCTCACCCAGGCCTGATCACCACGCAGCGAGCGCCGAGCGCACGTCGAGACGTCTCTCGAAATGATCTTGATCTTCCGCCGTTTTGAAAGGGATCTCCCAAATGGGGTGGGGGGTGCCCCCGCTCGTCTCTCGCTCTGGCCCCCGGTGCGGCATAGCAACTCGCGCCGTGTACGGGTTCCGGAGTCTGGCCCCGCGCCGGGGCGAGGCGGGGGCGTGCGTGGCCTGAGGCAGAGGCGCCGGGGTGATCGCACCCCCTGTACGGCAGACGGGCACACAGGCCCTCGACCTCCACGGGGTGCAGCATCTTTGCTGGTCAGCGCCTCATTTCGTTACACGCCCTGGTAGGCTGGGAGGCGTGATCCGGACGGCGTGCGAGTACGAGCCCTGCGGCGCCGAGCTGCGCCGTACCGGCGTCGGCCGGCCCCCGCGGTTCTGCAGCACCCGCTGCCGAGTGGCCGCGCATCGTGCCCGGAACGCCGTCCCTGCTGAGCTCCGCGAGCGTCGGCGGTGGGTACGCCGCGGCGACGACAAGGCGCCCCTGCGAGCGGACACCGGGCGCCGCGCCTCCACCACGGCGCCGTCGACCTGGCGCACGCACGCCGAGGCGGCGCGCTCGCCGCACGGTGCCGGGCTCGGCTACGTCCTGGCCGACGGTGACGACGTCGTCGTCCTGGACCTCGACCACTGCCTCGACGGCGGCCGGCTCGCCCCGTGGGCGGCCTCGATCCTCAAGAGCTGCCCGGCCACGTTCGTCGAGGTCTCGCCCTCGGGGACCGGGTTGCACATCTGGGGCCGCGGGCGCCTGACGCGCGGCCGCCGCATCCGCCGGCCGGACGGCGCCTGCATCGAGGCCTACAGCTCCGGCCGGTACATCGCCCTCGGCCACCGCTACCACCAGGCGCCGCTGCACCTGGCCGACTTGACCGACGTCCTCGACTCATTGCTCTGACCGGAGGGCCCGATGCCCGAGCTGTTCACCGCCGCTGACCTTCGTGCACTCGCTGATGCCGTCGAGCGTCTCAGCGGCACGACGCAGACGACCGGCGTCGTCATCAGCGGCTGGGGACACGGCGAGATCCGGCTGAAGGACGTCGTGATCCAACTGCAGTGGCGCAAGGACGACGACGCGCCCGACGTCCGCACCTACCAGGGACCCGAGCCCGCTGCCCGAGGCGAGTACGTCATCGAGTTCCCCGACCCCAGCTGAGGGCGCCCGCGCCGCCCTCCCGCCGAGGAGGTGACGGCGATGCCCGGACCGCTGCCCGCGGAGAACAAGCGGCGCCGCAACGCGCCCACCGTCCCCACCACGAAGCTCCCGGTCGGCGGCCGCACTGCACCCACGCCGCGGCCGCCGACCTGGGCCAAACTCGGCAAGGTCGGCCGCGCATGGTGGAAGTGGGCCTGGTCCACGCCGCAGGCGTGCGCCTGGGCCCCGGGCCACGAGGCGATGATCGCGCGCCGCGCGTCCCTCGAGGACGACCTCGCCGCGCTCGGCACCGTCAACTCCCTCGAGCTGTCCGAGCTCCTGGACGCCGACGCCGCCGGCGCCAACGAGCTCAAGGGACTGCTGCAGCGGCTCGCCGCCCTCGCCTCCGGCAGGCTGGCGATCTGCCGCGAGATGCGTGAGCTCGACGACCGCCTCGGCCTCACCCCCAAGGGCATGGCCGCGTTGCGGTGGACCGTCGTCGACGACGGCACCGCACAGACCGCCCCCGCGGCGACGCCCCCGGAGGGCGTGGCCGATCTGACATCGCGCCGGCGCAGGCTGACCGACGCATCGTGACCGGGAGGTATTCATGGCGCAGTTGGTGAAGCTGGAAGCCGGCGACGTGCTGGTGCTGGCGAATGTCGGGGACACCGCCGCCGAGGACCTGGAGTATCCCCTCTCGTGGCTGAGGGAGCGTCTTGGGCTGGCGGAGGTCGTGGTGTTCGCCGGGGATGTCGACTTGTCCAAGCTTCCTCCTCGCGATGCCTCGTGAGCTCGTCCGGCACCCTGAGCACACGCGGCGTCGGGCGCTCGGGGTGGTGCTGGCGTGGATCGAGTGGTTCTGCGTCCACGGCCCCGGTGACGTCCAGGGACGCGGACTGCACCCCCGGCACGGCCTCGACGCACTCCCGCTGGACGATGAGTTCGCCGGCCTGATCCTCGACTGCTATGCCCACGACCAGACCGGGCGGCGCCTGTACGACACGGTCGCGATCTCGCGTGCGAAGGGCCGCGCGAAGTCGGAGCTGGCGGGGTTCATCGGTCTGGCCGAGGCGTTCGCGCCGGTGCGGTTCGCCGGGTGGGCGACTGGTGGTGAGCGGTACCGGTGGCGGGATTTCGTCTACGAGTACGAGCCGGGCGAGCCGATGGGGCGCCCGGTGACGTACCCGTTCATCCGCTGCCTGGCCACCGAGGAGTCCCAGACCGGGAACACGTACGACAACATCAACTTCAACCTCGAGCACGGTCCCCTGTCGGAGGGGCTCCCGTCAAACACGGCCGGCATCACCCGGGTGTTCCTGCCGCAGGGCGGCGAGGTGCGGCCGTCGACGGCGGCCGCCGCCTCCCGCGACGGCGGTAAAGAGACGCTCGCGATCTTCGACGAGCCACACCTCTACGTCCTGCCGGAGCTGCGGCAGATGTACCGCACCGTCGACCGCAACCTGCGCAAGCGCCGCGAGGCCGCGCCATGGGCGCTGCTGACGTCAACGATGTACCAGCCGGGCGAGAACAGCGTGTTCGAGAAGCTGCACGAGCGCGCGAAGCTGATCGCCGAGGGAAAGACGCGCGAACGCAGGCTGCTGTGGGATCACCGCGAGGCGCCGGCCGACGTCGACCTGACCGACATGGACGCCATGGTCGCCGCGCTGCGTGAGGTGTACGGGCCGTTCGCCGACGCGCTGGACCTGCGGGGCATCGTCGAGTCGGAGTTCTGGAACGTCGAGAAAGACCCAGAAGAGTCACAGCGCTACTTCTTCAACCAGCCGACCGCGGCCCGGGACGCGTGGACGACGAAGCCCGACTGGGCAGCGTGCGCGCAGCCCGAGCTGCTCGTCGCCGAGGACGCGCCGATGGTGATGTTCTTCGACGGCTCCAAGACCGACGACGCCACCGGCCTCGTCGGCTGCGACGTCGAGACCGGCCACGTCTTCGTCCTCGGCTGCTGGGAGAAACCGCTGGGCCCGGAAGGGGAGCACTGGGAGGTCGACCGGGCGGACGTCGACCGCGTCGTCCGCGCAGTCTTCGAGGACCGCAACGTGCTGGCGTTCTTCGGGGACGTGAAGGACTTCGAGTCCTACATCGACACCTGGGCTCAGGACTTCGGCGAGCAGCTGCTCATCCAGGCCACCGTCGGAGCCCGAGCGCACCCGGTCGCCTTCGATATGCGCGGCCGAGTGCGGGACTTCACCGAGGCCTGCGTGCGCGCGGAGATCGATATCCGCGAGCGGGACCTGACGCACGACGGCGACTCGCGGCTGCAGCGGCACGTCCTCAACGCGCGGCGCCGGCCGAACCGGTACGGCGTCAGCATCGCCAAGGAGAACCGCGAGTCCCCGCACAAGATCGACCTCGCGGTCTGTGCGATCGGCGCGCGGATGGTGCGCCGGCTGCTGCTCGCCTCACCGGCGTGGACGAAGTACAAGGCCGAACGCGCGAAGAAGAAGCGCCGTACGGGGCGTGTGATCGGGTGGAGGTGAACCGGTGGCTGCTGAGGACCTCCGCTCGGAGAAGGACATCCGGGAAGCGGTGACGGCGCTCCTGCAGGCACGGCAGACGGAGGCCCGGCGCCTGGACCCGATCCACGCCGCGGTGCGTAACAAGGTGAACGACATCTACGTGCCGCAGAAGGCGACCCAGGAATACCGGCGGCTGGTCGACCAGTCCCGGTTCAATGTGCTGCCGCTGGTGGTGACGCAGCTCGCGCAGGCCCTGTATGTGGACGGCTACCGGCCATCGGGAGAGGTGGACAACTCGCCTGTGTGGGATGCCGTGTGGCAGCCCAACCGGATGGACGCCCGGCAGGGGGGCCTGTACCGGGCGGCGATCCAGTACGGCGTCTCCTACGCGCTGGCGCTCCCCGGGGCGCCGGTGCCGGTGATCACGCCGCTGTCGCCGCGGCGGTGCACCGCGCTGTACAAGGACCCGATGATGGACGAGTGGCCGGAGATGGCGCTCGTTCGCCAGCGCGGCAACCGGTACACGCTCTACGACAGCGTGGGGAAGTACCCGGTCACGGTGGAGCAGGACAGCGACACCATCACGCTGGACAAAGGGGAACAGCCCAAGGTGCATGGCCTTGGGGTGTGTCCGGTGGTGCGGTTTCTGGACTCCTACGACGATCTCGACGACGGGCCGATGGGCAAGGTCGAGCCGCTGCTACCGGTGCAGCGGCAGCTGAACCAGACCACCTACTCGCTGCTGATGGCGCAGCAGTACGCCGCATTCAGGCAGCGCTGGGTCACTGGCATGACGATCGAGGAGGACGTCGACGGCAACCCCCGCGAGCCGTTCGACGTCGGCGTCGACCGGCTCTTCCACGCCGAGGACCATGAGGCCCGGTTCGGCGAGTTCGGGCAGACCGACCTCAAGGGCTATCTCGACTCCAGGGACAAGGCGCTGCTGTACATCGCGAGTACGGCGCAGATCCCGCCGCACAACCTGATCGTCGGATCCGGCATCAGCAACATCTCCGCGGAGGCCCTGGCCGCGCTCGAGGCCGGCCACCGCCAGGACGTCGCCGAGCACCAGTCGAGTTTCGGTGAATCGGCCGAGCAGCTGCTTCGCCTGTGCGGGCTGGCGATGGGCGACACGGGAACCTGGGAGGACACCTCTGCTCAGGTGCGCTGGCGCGACACCACGCCGCGGTCGCTGGCGCAGGTGGCGGATGCGCTGGGCAAGCTCGCGCAAGGGCTCGAAGTGCCCCCGCGGGCGCTGTGGGAGATGATCCCCGGGGTGACGGACACCGACATCCGGCGGTGGGAGCGCCTCGCCGGGGACGGTGACGCGATGGCGGCGGTGCAGCAGCTGCTCGCCACGCCGCTGGAAGCGCCGGCGCCCGAGGGCGAGCCGGCGCCGGAGGTAGCCGGTGCCGTCGCCTGAAGCCATGGCGCTCACGCGCCAGTTCCAGCAGCAGGTGATGCGCGTCGCGATGCTGCTGGCACGCCGTCTGCAGACGGCGGCGCTGCGCGCGGACGCCGACAACATTGACGGATGGTGGGAACGCATCAGCCCCCGCATCCAGCAGGAGATCCTCACCGGCTCCTCCGCACTCGCCCGGCTCGGGCGCCAGTACCTCATCGAGCACGCCCGCATCGAGGGCGTACAGGTCGAACCCGTCGAGGCCGAAGTGCCCGAGGAGCAGATCGCCACCGCCCTGCTCGTCACCGGTCCCGTCGCTTTCAAGCGGCACATCACGCGCACAGGCAGCGAAGAGGGCGCGCGGCGGGTGATGGCCACCACCTTGTCGGGGGCCGGGCAGCGCCTGGTCCTCGCCGGTGCCCGCGAGACGGTGACCCGCACCGTCGGTGAGCGCCGCGAGTACGCCGGGTGGCGCCGGGTTTCGGACGGGGATCCGTGTGCGTTCTGCGCCATGCTGATCAGCCGCGGCGCCGTGTACTCCCAGACCACGGTGGACTTCCAGGCACACGACCACGACGGCTGCTTCCCCGAGCCCTTGTACCGCAGGGAGCCGGAACCGCCGGAGGTGCGGCGCCTGTACGAGCAGTGGCAGCAGGTCACTGAACAGACACAGGGGCAGGCGTCGGTCGACGCGTGGCGCCGGTTCTGGAACAACCGGCAGACTCAGACAGGAGGTTGAGAGGGATGCCGGCGATTCCCGTGCATCACACGGCCACGGTTCAGGAACCGTGGGACGGCCCGGGCGCGATGGCCGCGGCGCCGAACGAGGCGCGCGTGCTGCGCTACATGAGCGCATGGCGGTCCGCGGACGGTGATCCGGACCTGAAGAGCAGCTACAAGTTCCCGCACCACGAGCCGGGCACCGACACTGCGGCGAACCTCGACGCGGTCCGTAACGGGCTGGCCCGGCTGTCGCAGGCCGACATCCCGGCCGCTGACCGGGCCGGTGTGGAGGCGCATCTGCGGGCCCACCTGGAGGACGCCCGCGAGGGCAGGTGAGAGATGTCCGTGCCCGAACCCCGGGCACGGTGCGTGGACGGCCCGCGCTGAAGAGGCCGGTGACGCGTGGACGACCAGCGCTGATTGGTCGGGATGGAGAAACGCATGAGTACAGCTGTTGAGCCGGCGGGGCAGCCGGAGGGTGTCCCTAACCCGGCGGAGACGCAGAACAACCCCCCGGCGGGGGGCGAGCCTGCGGCCAAGACCTTCGACCAGGACGCCGTCGACCGCATCGTGGCGGAACGGCTGGCCCGCGAACGGGCCAAGTACAGCGACTACAACGACCTCAAGTCCCAGGCCCAGCGCCTGGCCGAGATCGAGAACGCGCAGAAGACCGAGCAGCAGCGGCTGACCGAGCGCGCCGAGCAGGAGACGCAGGCACGCGCGGCCGCCGAGCAGCGCGCCCAGGAGCTGGAGGTACAGCTGCTGCGGCACAAGGTCGCCGGCACCAAGGGTCTTACGCCGGCGCAGGCGGCGCGGCTGCAGGGCACGAGTGAGGAGGAGATCGCGGCGGACGCCGACGCGCTCCTCGCGGCCTTCGCTCCCGCGCAGCCGCAGCAGCCTGCTGCGCGGACGCCGGTGGAGCAGCTGCTCCCCGGGGCTGTGCCGTCCGACGGCAGTGCGCCGGCGGACATGAACGAGTGGATGCGGCAGAGAGCCCCCCGCACCAACTGAACCGGCCGGGCAGCCCCCGGCCTTTTGTGACCTGAGCCCCGCCCGAGTGCGGGGTTTTCGCATGGAAGGAGGGGGCTATGCCCCTGAACAGTGACCCGGATCTGCTCCCCATCGAGTGGTCCCAGGAAGTCATCAAGGAGATGGCCCACACCTCGGCGGTGATGGGCCTGTCGATGCAGCGGCGTATGTCGACGCGGCAGCAGCGGATCCCCGCCACCGCCGTCCTCGCGGACGCCTACTGGGTCGGCAACTCCGGCAACGACTTCACGAACCTCAAGCAGGAGGCGCTCGCCCAGTGGAAGGGCGTCAACCTGATCGTGGAGGAGCTCGCCGCGCTGGTGGCGATCCCTCACGCCTACATGGACGACAACTCCTTCCCCGTGTGGGAGGAGGCGCGGCCGCAGATCGTCGAGGCCATGGGGCGGCGCCTGGACCAGGCGGCTCTGTTCGGCGTCGGCACGCCGCCGACCTGGCAGACGGCGATCCTGCCGTCGGTTCAGGCGGCAGGGCAGACGGTGACGGAGGGCACCACCGATGACATCGCCGCGGACGTGGCGCTGTCCGCGCGCATTCTGAAGCAGCGCGGTTTCAACACCACCGGGTGGGCTGCCGAGCCCGGCTTCCAGTGGCGGCTGATCGGGATGCGGGATGCCGACGGCTCCCCGATCTACCAGCAGGACCTGGCCGGACCGATCCGTACCGGCCTGTACGGGCGGCCGATCCTGGAGGTCATGAACGGTGCCTGGGACGACACCGAGGCGCTGATCATCCACGGTGACTGGTCGAAGTCCATCGTCGGTATCCGGCAGGACATCACGTTCACCCGGCACGAGTCCGGCGTCATCGGCGACTCCGGCGGCAACATCGTGTTCAACGCGATGCAGCAGGACGCCACCATCTGGCGGGCGGTGTTCCGCGTCGCCTGGGCGCGCGCGAACCCCGCGACCCGGCTCGGCCCGCAGGCGGACCAGTCCGGCGACAACTCGCCCGCGTCCGCGGCGGCGCCGGCGAAGTTCCCGTGGGCCGCGGTCGTTCCGGCCACCAGCTGACGACGGCACGCGGGGCTGGCCGCTCGTGGCTGGCCCCGCGTGGCGCGGTGAGGAGGAGGAGTCGTGGCGCCGGTACGTGACAGCGGCGGGGACCTGGTCGGCCGGGCGGTCCCGTATACCGATGGTGATCCGGCCGTTCCTTTGGCGGGTGATGAGGTGAGTGGTCCGATCCGTACGGCGGACGGCGAGCTCGTGGGGCGTACGGCGCTGTATCAGGTGGCCGGTGGTGTGGCGGTCCCGGTCACCGAACTGGGCGGCACGGCCGCCGAGCAGGTGTCCGCGGACGCGCCGCTGGTCGCCACCCCCTCCGGTGACAATGTGACCTTGTCGGTCACGACCGATCAGGCCGGGGGCGTGCCGCTGCTGGACGGCTCCGGGCTGATCAAGCTCTCCCAGATGCCGATCTCGGGGCTGAACTACCACGGCAACTGGGACGCCTCGACGAACACGCCGACGCTGGTCAACGGCACCGGCACCGCGGGCGACATGTACCGGGTGCACGTCGCGGGGACGCAGGATCTCGGTGGCGGCGCGATCACGTTCGATGTGGGCGACCTCGTCGTCTACGAGGGCGCCGAGTGGCAGAAGTTCGAGGCCGCCACCGGGGTCATCAGCGTCAACGGCAAGACAGGCGCGGTCGAGCTGGTGAAGGGCGACGTCGGCCTCGGCAACGTCGACAACACCAGCGACGCCGACAAGCCGATCAGCACGGCGACGCAGGCGGCGCTGGACACGAAGCTCACCACCCCTGGTCCGCTGATCGCTGGCGTGGTGCTCGGCACCACCCTGTCGACCAACACGATCGGCATGGTCGGCTACGACCAGGACGTCCTCGGCGACACGCTGGTCATGCGGCAGTTCGGCGGCCAGGTCTCCACCGCTGCTCCGCAGGCCGACACGGACGCTGCGACCAAGGCGTATGTGGATACGGCCGTCGCGGGTGCGGGGGGCGGCGCAGCGTGGGGCGACATCACCGGAACACTCAGCTCCCAGACAGACCTTCAGCAGGCCCTCGACGGCCGCGTCTTGCTGACGTCCAAGGCGACTGATGCCGACACCGATACCGGCACTGCTGACGACAAATGGATGACGCCGCATGGCGTGACCAGGGCGATCAACAACCACGCTCAAGCACTCCCTGATGTTGAGACCGGTTACGAGACGCTCGATGCGGGCAACAACAGCCCTTCAACACCGATCGCCGCGCTCATCGGCCCAACTCCCTCAGACGCGAACGCCGAGGACTGGACGGTCGACTGGTACTTGTTCGTATCCGCCGACACCCCTGGGAACGTGACCTTCTCGCTCGCTGACCAGGCAGCGATCACAGCGCAGACTTCAGGGTTCGGACCCGCTACAGGCTCAAGCGGGGGATCGCCGGTAGTTTCCGCTTCCGAAGCGGACCTGACTTTCCGCGCCGACACGGTCAAGCGCCTCATCCGTCTCACATCGCATGTCCACTCCAACCCCGCAGACGGAACGCCCGGGCCTCTCGTACTCAACTTCGTAAGCCCGGACAGCGTCGCCATCACAGTCCACGCCGGGTCACACGTGGTCGCCCACAAGCTCCTGACGGCATCCTGAGGGGAGGGGACATGGACCTCGTTCCTGCCGCACAGCAGACGCTGCTGTCGCTGTGCCACACCCGCCAGGGGTGTGGCCGCTGCGCGGGCTGCCACGCGGTGCTGTCGGTCGCGCGCCGCATGGCACCCCCGGCGGGGGAGCCGGAGCGGCCTGCCGTGCGCGCGGCGAAGGCAGCGTGGGTCGAGTACGGCACAGCCCGCGGGATGGATCGTGACGCCGCTGAGGGCATGTCGAAGGCAGCACTCGTAGAGATGCTGTCGTAGAGATGCCCGTCTCGCACCATGAGGGCCGCGGCTGGGTGGCCGAGCGGCTCGCCGCCACGCGCCCCAGCCTGGTGATCGACGTCGGCCCCGGCGAGGGCATCTACTCCATGCTCATGCGCCCGTACACCCCGGGTGCCCGCTGGGAGTGCGTCGAGATCTGGGAGCCCTACGTCGACGAGTTCGACCTGACCGCGAAGTACGACCAGGTCCACGTGGGCGACGTCCGCGACTTCGCCTTCCCGGACAGCGGCTACACAGCGCTGCTCGGGGACGTAGTCGAACATCTGCCCGAGCCGGATGGGCGCAGGCTGCTCGCCGATCTGAAGCAGCGCGCGGACCACCTCATGGTGTCCGTACCGATCGTGCACATCGAGCAGGGAGCCGTGCACGGCAACCCGCACGAGGCGCATTTGTACCACTGGTCGTGGGAGGAGATGGACGAACTCATGGACCGCTGCGACGCGTTCCGAGGTGACGTACTGGGAAGGTGGTGGTGGTCCCGGTGAAGATCGTTGCCCTGGTGCACTTCGCCGTCCCGTTCCGCATGGCCGGGTCAGAGACGATGCTGCACACCCTGCTGGAGGCGCTTGCCGAACGGGGTCACGACGTGGTGGTGGTGACCACGCACACCCCGCAGGCGCCGCAGCACTGGCGGTGGGGACGCATCCGCGGCCTGTCACGTCAGGGCCCCACAGCTGCCGCGCTGACCGTGCGCGGCGAGCGCCCGGACGTGGTCGTCACCCACCACGACAACGCCGCGCTCGCCATCGACCTCGCGCCGTCCATCGGGGCGAAGTCGGTGTTCCTCATGCACAACGACTTCGACATCAACCTCCAGCTGCTCTCCAAGCGCCCGGACTTGACCGTCTTCAACACGCAGTGGATCGCGGACCGCTACGCCGACCGCGTGCCGTCCTGGGTGGTGGTGCATCCGCCGGTGCGGCCGGCGGACCACGCCACCGCCCCGGGCACGTTGGTGACGCTGGTCAACCTCAACGAGCACAAGGGCGCATCCGTGCTGTACGAGCTGGCGCGACGCATGCCCAAGACCCGGTTCCTGGGTGTGACCGGTGGCCACGGCGAACAGATCAAGATGAAGCGGCCGAACGTCGAGATCATCCGCCAGACCACCGACATGCGCCGCCATGTGTGGTCGCGCACCCGCGTGCTGCTCATGCCGTCGCTCTACGAGTCCTACGGCATGGTCGGTGTCGAGGCCCTCGCGTCCGGTATCCCGGTCATCGCCAACCCCACCCCCGGGCTGCGTGAATCCCTCGGCCACGCCGGCGTGTTCGTCGACCGCGCCGATGTGGACGGCTGGGAGCGCAAGCTGCGCCAGTTGCTGGAGGACCCGGTGGCGTGGACGGCGGCCTCCGAGCGGGCACGCAGCCGCAGCGCCGAACTCCACCCGGCGCCCGAACTGCAGGCGTGGGTGCGCGCCGTGGAGGAGGTGGCAGCCCATGGATCCCCTCGCCACCGTTGAGGACCTTGAGGCCCGGCTCGGCCGCCCCCTCACACCAGAGGAGGCCGCGCGGGTAGCTGCGCTCCTGGACGACGCCTCCGCCCTCGTACGCGCCTACACCGGCCAGGACTTCACCCTCACCGTGGGCGACGTAATCACGCTGCGGCCGGTCGGCACCGTCGTACGGCTTCCGCAACGGCCGGTGCAGCAGGTCACCCAGGTCGTCGCCGTCGGCGGCTCAACCGCCATCCCCGACATCGTCCTGCCCGCCGGGGCGTGGACGTTCGACGGGATCGACAAGGTCGACATCTGGCCCCCCGACAGCTCATGGTTCCTGTCGCTGCCCGAGAGCTGGACGGACGGCTGGGGCGCGGTGGACACCTACCGCCTCACCTACGACCACGGCTACGCCACCAGCCCGGCCGACGTCGTCGCGATCGTCTGCGCGATCGTGCTGCGCACCCTGCTCTCGCCATCGATGACGCCCGGCATGGTGTCCGAGCGGATCGGCACCTACAACTACCAGCTGCAACAGGGCAGCGGATCGGCCGGCGCGAGCGTACAGCTGACGCCGGGCGACCGGGACGCGCTCAAGCGCTACCGGCGCACGGCCACCACGATCCAGACCAGGGCGCGCTGATGGGGAGGTGGTCATGACCCGGAAGATCAGCCGCGCCGCGCCGAAGAGGCGGTGACCATGAGCACCGTGCACATAGTGCCTGTCGACGACCTGATCGAGCACGACACCAGCACGGCAGAACCGGACTGTGTCTGCGGACCGCGAGTCCATCCGGTGGAGGCCAACGACCACGGCATGAACTGGGCGCTGGTCCACAGCTCGCTTGATGGTCGTGAAGCGAGGGGGACGGCATGAGCACCGCTGTTCCGGGCAGGCTGCTGCCGCACACCGTGACGATCGTCGACCCCGCCGTGTCGACGGACGGCTACAACGACACCGTCTACGACTACGGCGCCTCCGCGACGCGCACGCAGGTGCAGGCGTGGCTGGAGCAGCGGCAGCGCACGCAGGTCACGGCCGACGGCGCCGATCCGCTGCAGGAACGCTGGCTGATGGTCACCAACCACAGCCCTATCAACCGCCGTGCCCGCATCGAATGGAACTCCCCCTCCGGGCCCGTGGTGTTCGAGCTCGACGGTCAGCCGGGCCCGTTCTACAACCCGCTCGCCATGGCAGCCGGCGGCACCACGAGCCCGCACCACCAGGAGCTCACGTTGAAAATCGTCGACGGCTGAGAGGTGATGGTGATGGCGTCCAACGTGCGGTTCCGCATGAACTCCCGCGGAGCCAAGGCCCTCCTGAAATCGGACGGAGTACGCCGCCACCTGCAGACCAGGGCAGGGGCCATCAAGGCGGTAGCCGCACCGGCGTTCGAGAACGCCACCTCGGACATCTGGACCCGCTCCCCAATCCGTGTGGTCGCCGACACCGCGGAGGGATCTGGGCGTGTGTTCGCCACCGTGATCGTGATCCACCCCGCCGCGCTGCGTATCGAGCGGGACCAGCGGATTCTGGGAGGTGCCACCGATGCAGCACGCTTCTGACCCGGCCCCGCTCGAAGCCGGCTTCCGGGTGCGGTGGCCGAAGTTCTCCGGCTCCAGCGGCTGGAAGGACAGCCTCGACAAGCCGCGGGTGGAGGAGAACTGCCTGATCCTCAAGACCGCGCCCGGGCGCTGGCTGTGGGTGCCCCTGCACACGATCACGGGCCCCATCGAAGTCGAGAAGCTCTGATGTTTCCCAACGTCAACGAGGCCCTCATCGCCTACCTGACGCCGCTGCACAACCCGGTCAAGGTCGTCGCACGGGTCCCCGACCCGCGGCCCGTCAGGCTGCTGCAGGTGCGCCGCGTCGGCGGCGTGGCGACGGTGCCCGTGCGGGATGCGGCCCGCATCGACGTCAAAGCCTGGGACGCCACCGACGCCGGCGCCATGGAGCTCGCGCTCGCCGCGCGCACGAACATCTGGAAGCTGGCCGGCACCAGCCTGCTCGGCGGTCTCGCCTGCTACCGGGTGGAGGAGTTCCTCGGCCCGCGCCTGGACGACGACCCCGTGACCAACTCGCCCGTCGCCTGGGCCACCTACTCGCTGCTGGTACGCGCGAACGACGCCGTCGTACCGGCCCCCTGACATTTCTGTTCCCCCGGTGTTCCGCGCGCCCGGGTGACCTTCCATGCCCACAGTGAGGAGATCACCATGGCACTCGTTGCCGACGAAGTCCGGGTGGCGATCAGCGGGGAGCTGCTGAGCGCCCCCCGCGGAACGGCTGCCCCCACCAACGCCAGCGACCCCCTGGACCCGGCGTTCAAGGGGCACGGGTACGTGTCCGAGGACGGCGTGACGGAGAACTGGGACGACTCCACCGACAACATCGTCGCGTGGCAGAACGCCGTCACCGTCCGTGCCGCCCGCACGGAATCCACGCTCACTCTGGCGTGCACCCTCATCCAGACCCGCGGATCCAACCTGGAATTCTTCTACCCGGGCTCGCAGGTGGAGGCGAACGGCGGCGAGTGGAAGATCGACGTCAAGCCGCCGACCAGCGACCCGCGGGCGTTCGTGCTGAACGTCCTCGACGGCACCGACCTGATCCGCATCTATGTCGGCAACGCCGAGCTCACCGAACGCGGTGAGGTCATGTACCAGAACGGCGAGCCCATCGGCTACCCGGTGACCGTCACCGCCTACCCGGACGACGACGGCAACCTCATGACGAAGTTCTCCAACTCCGCTGCGTGGGGAATCGACATCTCCTGACGGCCGCAGCCCGAAGACGGCCCCGGGGGCATCTCGCGCGGAGTGCCTCCGGGGCTTCAACCTCAGGTCCGCGCACGCATGTAAGGAGATCCGCGCATGGTGTTCGACGCCCGCAAGGTCGTACCGTCCCGCGAGCCATTCCCGTTCATCGGCATGGACGGCCAGCGCTACGAGCTGCCCAACATCAACACACTGACCGGCGAGCAGATGAACCGGCTGCAGGGCGGTGACGAATCCGTCATGGAAGAGATCGCCGACGAGGACGCGCTGGACGCGATCGAGGCGATGCCGCTGGCAGCGCGAATGCAGCTCGCGCAGGCCTGGGCCGTTCACGGCGGACGGCCGGGAAAAGCGGCCTCGCCGTCCTCGAGGACGCCCGGGCGCAAGAGGCGCTCGCGCTAGACCTGATCCTCCGGGGCGCCGACCCCGACCTCAACACGCTTGAGGTCGGCCGGATCGGCGCCCTGTACGAGGTGCTGTGCAACGACCCCACCAGCGTCACCGGCCGGCTCGCCGGCGGCGACGGCTACAGCCGCCTGGAACACCTGCTGTTCCTGGCCGTCGACGAGCTGCGTGTTGCGAACTGGCAGCGCAGCAAGGACGGCACCAAGGGCCGCAACAGGCCCAAGCCCATCTCCCCGCTGGCGCAGAAGCCGGGGCTGCGTACGGGCCGCACCGACCGCTCGCCGCGTGAAGTGCAAGAGCTGCTCGCCCGCTTCGGGCCGGCCCGCGCAGAGGCCGCCGCCACCGGCGGCGCATAGACCGACAACTCCACAGCCGAAGGGGGTGACGCTCCCTATGGCCGAGGAGATCGGTTCCGCATTCGTGCGCCTCCTGCCCAGCCTCAGGGGTTTCGGGGCGGAGGTGCAGCGGCTGCTCGACGGTGAACTCGACGGCATCGGCGTCCGCGTTGGCGCGCAGATCGGCGACGACCTGGCCGACGGCATCGGCGACGGCGCGGACGAGGCGCGGGGCTCGCTGCGTTCCCTGGCCACCACGATCGGTGGCCTGTCCGCCGGGCTGCCTGTGGTGGCCGCGGTCACCACCGCGGTGATGGGCCTGGCAGCCGGGTTCGCTGCCGCGGGGATCGCCGGGAAGGCCTTCCAGCTCGCGGTCACGCCGCAGCTGGAGGCCGTCACCGAGGCCTCGCAGGCTGCGGAGAAGGCGGAGGCCGCGCACGAGAAGGCCGCCCTCAAGACGGCCGCGGCGCAGAAGCTCGCCGCGAAAGGCGGCGACGAGTACGAGGCCGCGCTGCGCGAGGCAGAAGCGGCGACCAGGGCTGCAGCTGACGCGGACGCCGCCTACGAGCAGCAGCTGGCCGCGCTGCCCGCGCCGACGCGGGAGTTCGCCAAGGCCCTGGACGGCCTGAAGTCCGACCACGAGGAATGGTCGAACGAGCTGGCCAAGGACACGATGCCCGTCTTCACCAAGGGCATCGAGCTCGCCCGGTCCTTGTTGCCGCAGCTGACACCGTTCGTGAAGGCCGCCGCCTCTGCGTTCGGGGGTTTCCTCGACGAGGTCGCCGCCGGCGTGAAGTCCGCCGGGTTCAAACAGTGGGCGGCGGACATGTCGGCCGCCGCGGGCCCTGCGCTGCGCGACTTCCTGACCGTCATCAAGAACCTGGCCACCGGATTCGGTGGGCTGCTGCAGGCCTTCCTGCCCGCATCCGCCGGGGTGACCGGCGCCCTGGTCGGGATGACCGGCGCGTTCGCCCAGTGGGCCACCGGGCTCAAGGACAGCCAAGGCTTCGCCCAGTTCCTGGAACTGGCCCGCGAGGGCGGCGACGCGCTGCTGAACGTGGCCACCGCGGCGGGCAACGTGCTTGTCGCCCTGGCGCCCGTCCTCGGCGTGACCGCGACCCTGGCCAACGCATTCGCCACCGTCATCAACAACACCCCCACCCCGGTGCTGACGGCGATCGCCACCACGCTACTCGCGGTCAAGGTCGGGATGATGGCCTACAGCACGGGCGCCGCGATCGTGGCCACAGCCAACCGGATCATGGCGAGCTCCACCTACACGGCCATCGCTGGCTGGATGCGGATGATGGGCGTGGGCCTGATGGCCTACGCGCGCATCGCTGGCGCGGCGATCGCGTCAGCGGCCCGTACCGCCGCGGCGTGGGCCGGGGCCGCACTGCGGTCCATGGCGACGTTCGCAGCGCAGATCATCCGTACCGCGCTGGTGGCGGTGGCACAGTTCGCGCTGATGGCCGCACGCGCCGTGATCTGGGCGGCGATCATGGCCGCGCAGTGGCTGATCGCCATGGGCCCCATCGGCTGGGTCATCGCCGCCATCGTCGGCCTCGTCGCGCTGATCATCGCGAACTGGGACACCGTCAAGCGGTGGACGCAGCAGGCGTGGGACTGGGTCTGGCAGAAGATCAAGGGCGCTGTCGGGTTCATGCTCGCCGCCGTGAAACTGCTCGGGAAAATCCCCGGCTGGGTGAGCGGCTGGTTCACCAGCATGAAGAACCTCGCCGTCCGCAAAGCGCTGGAGCTCGTGTCGTGGCTGACCGGGCTGCCCCGGCGCATCGGTTCCGCGATCGGCGCCATGGCCAGCGTGCTGCACTCCCGCGCATCATCCGCGTTCCAGTCCATGCGCAACGCCGCCGCCGCCAAGGTCACGTCCTTCATCGGCTGGGTGCGCGGCCTGCCCGGACGCGTGGCCCGGGCCGTCGGCAACCTCAACAGGCTGCTGTACAGCAAGGGGCAGGACGTGGTGCGCGGCCTGTGGAACGGCATCAAGTCCATGGGCGGCTGGATCTACAGCAAGGCGAAGAGCTTCGTCAGCGGCATCGTCGACGGAGTCAAGTCCGGCTTCGGGATCTTCTCGCCGTCCCGGGTGATGGCCAAGGAAGTCGGCCGTTACATCCCGTCCGGCATCGTCAAGGGCTGGGAGTCGAACATGGGTGACGTGCGGGCCATGGCCGCGCAGACGGCGGCCGCCGCCACCTCGGTGCTGCCTGCCGGTGCGGGCGCCGTCTCGCGGGCTGCGGCGGCCGCCGCCCCGACCGTCGTGATCGATGCCGGCAACCTGCCGCGCGCCCTGGCCGAGTGGCTGCGCTACGCCATCCGCACCGAGGCCGGCGGCAGCGCCGAGAAGTTCTTCAAGCCCGCGCGATAAGGAGGCACACGTGGCGTTCCCCGAGGACCGTATGCCGATCCGGGTGCGCGCAGCGTTCGGCGCGGACGCCGAAGCCGCTCCGTCCACTTGGCCGTGGACGGACATCACCGCCGACGTGAACGCCCAGCAGGTCACCATCACCCGCGGGCAGGCCAACGAGGGGGGCGAGCCGTCTCCCACCAGCATCAGCCTGGTGCTGGACAACCCGCACGGCAACTACACCCCCGACAACGCGCTCAGCGACTACTACCCGAACGTCGACCAGGGCGTCCCACTGGAGTACTCCATCGGCGCCAGCCAGCCGTACATGCGGCTGGAGTTCTCCACCAGCCGTGCCACCACTCCCGATGCCGCTCAGGTGGATGTGACAGGCGATCTGGACGTGCGGCTGGACTGCGCGCTCGACACCTGGCAGGCACGCCCGGGATCGCTGCTGGAGCTGTGCGGCAAGTACGCCATCAGCGGCGACCAGCGGTCCTGGCTCCTGGTCCTGGGATCCGACGGCACGCCCATCTTCCGGTGGAGCACCGACGGGGTATCCGTCCTGCAGGTGGGCGCCACCGCCCAGCCCTCTGCGCCGTCGACCGGACGGCTCGCGCTCCGCGTCACCCTCGACGTCGACAACGGGACCGGTGGCCACACCCTCACCTTCTACACCGCACCCACCATCGACGCGGAAAACTGGACCCAGCTCGGCGACCCTGTCACCGGCTCCGGTACGACGTCCGTGTTCAACAGCACGGCCCCGCTGACCGCCGGGGACATCCAGATCCTCGGCTTCGACAGCCCCGTCGGGAACTACTACGCGATGCAGCTGCGTAACGGCATCGACGGCACCCTCGTCGCGGACGTCGACTTCACCGCCCAGACCGTCGGCGCAACCACCTTCACCGACTCCACCGGCCTGCAATGGACCCTGGCCAATGGAGCGGAGATCACCGAGTGGCAGCGCCGGTTCATCGGCCACATCGACAGCTGGGAACCCGTGTGGCCCTACGGCGACCTGTCCCGCACCGACGCCAACGGCGAGCTGGAGTACGAGGGCGAGTCACAGGTCACCATCACCGCATCCGGCATCCTGCGCCGCCTCGGACAGGGCGAGGAACCGCTGCAGTCCACCCTCCGACGTCGCATCCCGAGCTTCAACCCGGTGGCGTACTGGCCCCAGGAAGAGGGCCGCAACGCCACCAGCATCTCCAGCCCCATCGAAGGCGTGGCGGCCTTCACGCCCACCGGCTTCGACTTCGCCGCCGACGACACGCTGCCCGGCTCCTCACCGCTGCCGTCCATCGCCGCCACCGCATCGTTCGCCGCGAACGTGCCCCCCGCGACGCCAGGCGTATGGCAGGTCGAACTCGTGTACTTCCTGGAGGCGATGCCCGCCTCCCTGACGACCCTGTTCGAGGTACGGGCCACCGGCACCGGCCGCCGTGTGCGGGTGCGCGTCGCAACCGACAACGTCACCCTGCAGGGCTTCGACGCCAACGACAACGAGCTGTTCTTGAGCTCGACCCTTGCGCCGCAGTTCACCGGCGCGTGGAACCGGCTTCAGATCAAAGCGGTGCCCGACGGTGGCAACGTCACATACGTCGCCCGGTGGATCGTCATCGGTGGCAGCGGCTTCGCAGCTATCGCGACCATCGCCGGCAGCGCCGGCTACGCCACGCAGGTGAGCTCCGCCTTCGGCAGCGGCCTGGAAGGCCTGCGTTTCGGCCACCTGGCCGTGTTCGACACCGAGACCGATGCCCCGTTCAACGCGGCTGACATGGCGTTCAACGGCGAGAACGCAGCCGATCGCATGATCCGCCTGTGCCAGGAGGAAGGCATCCCGTTCGTCCTCACCGGCGACGCCACCACCACCCAGGCAATGGGCCCGCAACGTCCCGCCACCCTCACGGATCTGCTCGCCGAATGCGCGGCCGTCGACGGAGGCCTCCTCGGCGAACAACGAGCCTCCTACGGGCTCGCCTACCGCACCCGGGCCAGCCTCTACAACCAGACGCCGCGCCTGGTCCTGGACGCCGCACAGAACGAGATCACCAACCCGTTCGCGCCGGTCCTGGACGATCAGCGGCTGCGCAACTACATCACTGTCTCGCGAGAGGGCGGCTCCTCAGCGACCGCGGTCGACGAGGCCTCCGTCATGCGGCGCCGCCAGTACAAGGCCTCGGTCACGGTCAACGCCTTCAGCGACGACCAGCTGCCCGCTCTCGCCGGGTGGCGTCTGCACCTGGGCACCTGGCCCGGCATGCGCTACCCGTCCGTCTCCACAGAACTGTCCATCGCCCCGCAGCTCATCACCGACTGGCTGGAGCTCGACTACGGCGACCGCCTGCACGTGGTCAACCTGCCGCCGCAGCACCCCAGGGACACTGTCGACCTGCTCCTGCAGGGCTACAGCGAGACGATCTCACCCACCCGGTGGACCGTGCAGGCCAACTGCTCGCCCGGCGGCCCATGGACCGTCGGCGCGGTCGCGCTCGCCGAGGACTTCAGCGACTCCACCTACGCGTTCCCGATCACCGCTGGCGGGAACCTGCCGTGGTTCCGGTCGCAGGCGCACTACAACTCGGCGTCGTGGTCGCTGCGGTCGGGCGCGATCGGCAACAACCAGACCAGCGATGCCATCGTGACGGTGCCCACCGGCGCGACGGCGTTGACGTTCTGGTACTGGACGAGCAGCGAGGAGGCCGGGCCCGGGTTTGAGGGTGACCGTCTGCTGGTCCTGGTCGACGGGGTGCAGGTGCTGCGGGCGCAGGGCATCACGCCGTGGACGCAGACCACCATCGACGTCACCGGCAAGAGCGCGGTCACCTTCCGGTACGCCAAGGACAACTCGGCGGCGGCCGGTGAGGACGCCGTCTACATCGACGACCTCGTGTTCACGATGCCGGCGCCGAGCCGCGTGGACGCCAACCCCGGCGCGTCCACGCTCGCTCTGGCGTCAACGGATACCGCGACGCAACTGCTCGTGCACACCCCCGCGCGGGGCGTCGGGAAGAACCCCGTGCCGTGGATCACCTCGGCCGGCGTGGCGCCCACCTACCCGCAGGACTTCCCGCTCGACATCCGGTTCGGAGGGGAGGTCGCCCGCCTGCAGAAGTGCGAGCCCGTCGCGTGGGACACCTTCACCCGCACCGTCGCGAACGGGTGGGGCACCGCCAGCAGCGGGCTGTCCTGGGTGGATGCGGGCGGCGTCGCCTCGGACCGGTCGGTCAACGGCTCGGCTGGCGTGCTCACGCTGGCCGCGAACCGCGACACCGTCCGCTTCGAGCGGATCGTCGGCAACATTGCCGACTGCGAGGTGCTGACGAGGGTCAGCGTCGACCAGGTCGCCACCGGCGCCGCTCTGCTCCCGGCGATCCTGCTGCGCTACACCGACCCGTTGAACTTCTACCGGGCCCGGCTGCACTTCGGGACGTCCGGGACCATGGCCGTGTCGGTCACCCGAGGCACCACCACCATCGGCACCACCCCAGCCATCCCCTACCCCTACAGCGCCGGACAGTGGTTCTGGCTGCGCGCCCGTCTCACCGGGCACCGGGTACAGATGCGAGCGTGGCCGGACGGCCGGGTCGAGCCCGGCGAGTGGCACGCCGACCAGACCATCACCACCGACCCCATCAGCTCGGGGCAGGTGGGTGTCGCCGGGTCGGCGTTCTCCACCAACACGAACACCAATCCGCAGTTGCGGTACGACGATTTCCGGATCCCGACGCCGCAGCTGATGACCGTGGAGCGCTCCCGTAACGGCGTCGTCAAGGCGCACGCGGTCGGCACCGAGGTGCGCGTTGACCGACCCGCCGTCATCGCACTGTAGGAAGGGGGCACTGTGACTTTCATCGAGTTCCCGGGCTGGCAGCCCGGAATGGAAATCACCGAGGAGCGGGCCAACAGCTCGGCTCTGGTCGGCAGGACCGTGTTCATGGCGACGAGGGACACCAGCCAGTCCATCCCCTCCGGGTCGGACTCCGTCGCCAACGCGCTCGTGTGGGAAGGCATCGGCCTGGACCTGCTCGGCGGCTGGTCTGCCGGGCAGCCCTCACGGTGGACCGCGCCGATGAGTGGTTGGTACGTGCTGGAGGGCGCCGTCAGCTTCAACGGCGCCGCGGGCGGCACCGTCCGCGAGGGCGTCTGGTACCTCAACGGCGCGCTGCAGGCGTACGGGCGAGCCAGGACGTACACCACCACCGCCATCGCCGCTAGCCCGCTGACCGTGGAAGCACGGACGATGCCAATTCTGCTGTCCGCGGGCAACTACATCCAGCTGGTGCCCGCGCACAACTTCGCGAATCCCGACCCCGCACCGCTGAACACGGCCACAGGCAGCTTCCGTCCCTACATGTCGGTCATCTACGCCGGGCCCGCTTAGAAGGAGCATCGATCATGTCGCAGTTCACCGATGGTTACACGCCCACCGAGATCGGTGGGTCGATGTCCGTTCTGGACGAAACGTACTCCCCCCGGATCGAGGTGTCCTTCCAAGTAGAAGCTCTGCCAGGGGAGTACCCGAGCGAGGTCGCCGATGCCGTCGTGGCAGGCCTGGCAGCCATGAAGGCCTCCCTGGAGACTTCGTTCCCGGGGGTCACCGTGTCCGGCGGATACGTCGGGGCCAGGGGCGTTAAGCCGATCAGCTGAGAGACCAAGCAGTAGGCGCAGCATCCCCACTGCCCCAGCCCGTCCGCACGCCCCGTGCCTGTCTGGCCGGGGCGTTCTTCATGCCCTGCAGGAGGACCCAATGAAGCTGGTGACGCGCTCCGCGTGGGGCGCCCGACCACCACGCTACGACCTCGCCTACATCGCCAGCACCCTCGGTGTGAAGGTGCACTACGAGGGCACCTACGTGCCCAAGTCCCTCGCGGCCGCCAGCGCGCACGGCACCTGCGCCGGCCGCATGCGGGATATCCAGGCGAGCCACCTCAACCACCCGACGGAGAACTACTCCGACATCGCCTACAACGCCGTGGTCTGCCCGCACGGGACCGTGTTCGAGGGCCGCGGCCCGCACCGCAAGACCGGCGCCAACGGCAACTCCCAGCTCAACGCCGACGACTACGCGGTGTGCGCGATGCTCGGCGCCTCCGGTCTGGTGCAGCCGCCGGACGAGATGCTCGACGGCCTGGTCGACGCGATCCAGTGGCTGCGCAGCGCGGGCAGCGCGGGGAAGCGGGTGCTCGGCCACCGCGACGGTAAGGCGACGGAGTGCCCGGGGGATCCGCTGTATGCGTGGGTGCAGGCCGGCGCACAGCGGCCGGACGGCACGAGTCCGCAGGGCGGGAGCAGCGGTGAGGTTCCGGCCGGCGGGGGTGCTTCGGTCGCCCGGTACCGGGTGCGGATCAACGGGCTGGAGTACGGGTACGGGGCGCGCGGCGAGCACGTCACCGAGGTCGGCCACACTCTTGTCGGGAAGGGGTTCGGTCGTCACTACAAGGTGGGCCCGGGCCCGACCTGGTCGGACGCCGACACCCTCAACTACAGCGACTTTCAGCTGTCGTTGGGGTACGAGGGGACGGCGCCGCACGAGGATGCCGACGGTGTCCCGGGTGAGGTGAGCCTGCACCAGCTGCTCGGCCGTCTGCCCGGCAAGAAGCCGACGGCCGTGGTGCCGCCGTTCCCGGGCCGCAGCGCGTTCGTGCTCGGCCGCACCAACCCGGCCGTCACCGTCCTGGACCGCGGCCTGATCAAGAAGGGCTACGCCCGGCACCACGACGGTGACGGCTACCAGCCCGGGCCCCGCTTCACCGAGCACACGCGCAGGAACGTCGCCGACTTCCAGCGCGCCACCCCCGCCCTCGCGGGTGACCCGGACGGCTACCCCGGGCCACTCACCTGGCGCCTCCTGCTCTCCTGAAAGGGCACCATCATGCAGAACCTGTTCATTTCCTTCATGCGCACCGTGGTGCCCTGGGGCGTCGCCCTGGTCTTCGGCGTCACCGGCTGGCTCGGCATCCCCATCGACAGCGACGCCGCCGCGGCCGCCGTGACCATCGTGCTGGGCGCGGTGTACTACGCGGTGTTCCGCGGGCTCGAGGAACTCGCCGAGCGGATGGCGTGGCGGCCGCTGCAGCTGGCTGCCGGGCTGCTGCTGGGGTGGGCGCGGCCGCCCGCGTACGAGCAGCCGCCCGTGCTGCCGGTGAAGTTGAAGCTCGATATGGACGCGATGCGCGAGGACCTGGCGGCGATGCGGCGTGTCCTCGGCGTCGACGAGGACCGCAGATGACGCCGCCGGAATCCCACGACGTCGCCCTCGAACTGTCTGAGCTGCGGCGCACGATGGAGGTGGGGTTCGCCCAGCAGGCCGGGCAACTGGCTCTCCTGGTGCAGCGTGGTGACCAGACGGACAAGAAGCTCGACGACCACGAGCAGCGCCTGGACACGCTGGAGCGGTCGCGGTGGCCGCTGCCGTCCGTGGCTGCTGTGATCAGTCTCGCTGCGCTGGGGCTGACCCTGTATGAGATCACCGGACGCTGATCCACAAAGCCCCTCGTACGGCCCAACGGCCGTACGAGGGGCTTTCTTTCCGTTAACGATCAGGCTGAAGGCACGGGGAAGAGCCCGTCGCCCCCGAACTCGTAGGGCTCTTCCAGCCAGACCCCTTGGTATTGCTCACCCGAACTGAAGTCCCGGAAGTTCCGGCTGAGGAACACCTCGCACTCCGTGTGGATGGCGGTGGCGAGGTGGAGGGCGTCCATTCCCTTGATGCGCGGTCGTTCGATGCTGATCGCGCGTGCGCGAAGGCCGATACGGCGGGTGACGTCGACCAGGGTCACATATGGTTCCTGCAGTAGCTGTCGGATCCTCTGTTCCCCGGCCAGGTCCTGGTGACCGTTGTTTCCCGTACCGCGGGCCTCGGCGAACATCGCAGTTGAGGCGATGATCTGCACCTGCCCCTTCCGCGCAGCGAGAAGCCAGGTCTCGCTGGCAGCGGAGCTGTGCTTGCCTTCGGCCCAGTCTATGTAGCAGCACGCATCGAGGTAGACGCGCTGTGGACGGTCAGGCCTCGCCACGGATCACCGCCAGGTGATCAAGAGCCCCGAGGCCGCCTGTCATGTCCGGCCAGAACCCTCCGTGCAGGTCGTCCGGTGATAGCGAAGGATCGGTGGGCAGCAGCTCGATGTCGTCCACCCTGATGCTTACCACCTGTCCCTGCGCGTTCTCCGTGATCCGTCCTGTGACCTCGACCCGGTCATGCCCCCAGGCCTGGCGCAGCAGCTCACGCTGGTCCTTTTCGCAGATGAGCGGGATCCGCTCATGTCCTACTTCCGACCACAGCACGGCCCTCAGCTTCCCCTTCGCGTCCGAAAGGCCTCCAAGGTGACCACGGCGCGAACCCAGTGTGATGTAGCGAGCCCTGACCGCGTCCTGGAGATGCCGGCGGGCCCGCTCCGTCACTTCGGCTTCAGCGACCACGTCCCCGTTGACGCGCAGCGCCAGGTGCATCCCCACGTCGCGGGAAGCCCCCAGGGTGCGAGCCACTGCCTTCCCGAACTGTGCGGCCTGCACTGTCCAGTCCGCGGGGATCTCTGGCCGGTCCTCGGCCGCGGCGAAGCCCTCGACGGTCTGGTAGAGGACTCGGTCCACTTGCTCATAACTGGAATCGTCAGGCACGAGCAGCGGCGCAAGAGCCGCGCGTGTGCTGCCCAGGCCCAGCTGGGTGAACGTCCATCGCGTGTGTGCAGGACGCCGTACGGCCGTAGACGACGGGTGAGGTCGTGGAGAACGCTGAGTCTCTGTGGTCTCCAGCTCTTTGAGCAGGAGCAGCAGGGCTTCCATTGCTTTGAGGGTGGCGGCCGCGTCCATGCCAGCGTGGGGGCCACGGAGCGTTACGTCGAGTTCGGATCCCACGAGGCTGCCTCCCCTCGACCTATGTCGTTCGTGATGCGCCACTATGCCGTCGTCCATGGCCATCCTCCCCCAGACCGCACCGCTATTCACCCCGAGGAGTGGCACGGTACCGGGGGCGGCACCTTGCCGACAGGCCACCCCAGGTACGACAGCCCGTGGCTGGCTATCGGCCAGTGCAGGAACGGTTTGCCCCCACTGCCCTCGCGGGCGGGAGGGGGCCTTTCGTCATGTCCTGGGGCATTGACGCCCGCCGTACGCTGGCCTCACCGGCACCGGCACCCGAGGGGGTACGCGTGGACCTGTCATCAGACCTCAGCGTTGGCGATCGAATCAAGGTGCTGCGCGAGTCACGCGGCATGTCGAGGCCCACCCTCGCGCAACTGTGCGGCCGCGGCCCCGACTGGCTCAAGAAGATCGAGACCGGTGAGCGGGAGCTGAGGAACCACGAGCTGCTCCTGCGCCTGGCCGCCGCCCTCCAAGTCCACGACCTGTCCGTCATCACCGGCAACGACGACGGCCCCGCCGCGACCGTGCCCCTCGGACGGCTCAACCACCCAGGCATGCCCGCCATCTGGGCAGCCGTCATGCAGCGCACCATGGCACCCAAGGCACCCCGCCCGTTCGACCCGGCGATCCTCCAAGGCCGCGTCGACCAGAGCTGGAACCTGTGGCACACCTCCCAGCACAACCGAACCGAAGTCGGCGCGCTCCTACCCGACCTGATCCGGGACGCCGAGGCGGCCGTGCGTGCCCTTGACGGCGCCGATCGGCGCGCCGCCCTCGTCGCCCTGTCCGACGTCTACCGGCTCACCGGCCAAGCCACTGCCTACGTGGCGCCGGCCGAACTCGCCTGGGTCGTGGCCGACCGTGCGCTGACCGCCGCTCAGGACGCCGACCAGCCCGCCGCCATCGCCGCGGCCGCCTGGAATATGGGCAACATCTTGCGGGAAACGGCCTACCCCGAAGAGGCCTTGCGTGTCGTGAACGAGGCAGCCGACCTGATCAGGCCTCACCTCGACAGCGCGCCCGACGACTGGCGTGGCATCTATGGCGCGCTGCAGCTGCACGCCGCAGTGACCGCCGCCCGTGATGGCCGCGAGGGTGACGCGTGGCGGTACTGGGGCAACGGCGACCAGGTCGCGAAGTCGCTGCCCGCCAGCTACGTGCACCCGTCGACTGTGTTCGGGCGGGCCAACGTGGACTTTCACGAGATCTCGGTGGCGACGGACCTGCGCCAGGCCAGGAAGGCGATCGGGCTCGCCGACGACGTCGACCCGGACACCATGCCCTCGATCGAGCGCCGCGCCCGGCTGTGGGTCGAGGTGGCCCGCGGCCATCTGCAGCGGGGTGAGAGCACGGCCGCCCTGAAGGTGATGCAGATGGCCCACGAGATCGGCGCCGAGACCGTGTCCTACACGCCGTCCGCCCGGCATGTCGCTGCCGAGCTGTGGAGGACGGCCCCGCGCGCTATGCGCAGGGAGGCAGGGCAGCTCGCCGAGAAGGTGGGCGTGGCCGTCAACTGACGAGGGGGACAGTCTGGGACAGGGGGACAATCTGTCCCCCTTCTCTCTTGTCGGGGCCCCTACGGTGACGCTTCGCGCTCAGTCACCTACCGAACGGGGCTCGACATGGAGTTACTGCCTGCCCGCCTGCATGCGTCCGTCCGTCGTCACGAGCCGATCACCACCGTCAAGGTAACCGGCGAGGTCCGCGTACCCGTCGCGCTGTACGCCGTCGACGAGCTGCGCGGCCACGCCGACCTGGTGCTGGCCCGCGCCGAGGCACAGCGGCTCTTCACGCAGCTCGCCGAGGCGCTCGGCTTCGTGGCTCAGATGCCGGCACCGCGCGGCCTGGAGGCCGTCCGGTGAGCAGCGCAACGCAGGAGAGCCCGACCAGCGTGGTCGCGCTGCTGCCGCTTCCCAGCCTCGACGGCCTCACCGAGCAGCAGGTGCGAGGCACCGCATGCGTGTGGTGCGAGACGTCCATCACCACCGCTACAGCCGTCGACCTCGGCCAGCGCAGACACCGACGCCTCGACGGCCACTACAGCACATTCCCCCGAGCCTGCGCCCTCTGCGTCCGCACCGCGGCAGACGAAGAGCGGCCCCGCCACGCGGACAGCTGCGAGCAGTGCGTCGACGACGCCGCCCTCTGCGACACCGCGCGCGCCCTGCGCCGCCTCGCCTTGGAGGGACGGCCGTGACCAACACCGCTCCCCAGACCAGCGAACACACCCCGGCAGAAATCGCGTACCTCGCGCTCGCCGAGCACTCCATCACCTCCCCCTGCTGCAAGCCCGACTGGCACGGCGACACGCCCGTACACCGGCCCTGCGACACCGCCGAGAACCTGTACTGGGCCTGGCGGCGCGTCTGCCGGGAGGAACAACGCTGA